CTTCAAGTACAGTAAGGTAACGCCAAGCAAGATACGCATCACGCAACGGTGACTTACCGTAAGGATCACCACGGTGTCTACCTACTTTAAAGTGCATGACTTTCTTCATTGGTAGTGGTTGTGGAAATACTTGCTTGCTATCAAAGTATCTACTGTCAGTAATACCGTACATGCTTTGCTGTACACCGACAATATCATTACCGTCTTCTGAAGGTACAAACCGCGAGATAGATTCTTGTGAACGAATCGGAAGTTTCTGCCAACCGATCAAACCATCGTTATACATACTCCCGTTACTGGTGTAGCGTTTACGATAGACTTTCTCGTGAATAGCAAATCCATATACGTTCATTGACAGAACATCACGGATGAAATCTTCCCATGAATGCTCCATATCTTGCATGCACTCACGAATGAAGTCTGTACGCTTGATTTCTTCTGGAGTAGCATTAGCTGGCGCTGTTACCTTCCAGTTTGCTTTAAGCGCCATTACTTCATACAGCGTCAGTGCAGCGTTGATTGCACTGTGGTATGACATTTGCTTGAATGTCTTCAAGCTATACGGGAAGTTCAACTCGCGTTTAATCTCGTCGTTACTTACGCCGTTCCACAGATTAACACCAAGGAAACCTGCTTCAGCTAGTTTAAAACGCTGGGGTTGATCTTCAGGTACTGACGCTTTGGTAACTTCCGTTACTTTCGGCGCAGAAACCCTACGTTTAGGTTTAGTATTACTTTGCATAGTTTCCTTTTGTTATAATTCTTGTTTCAATGCGCTAAGTGCGTTAGTTCATCGCTGGTAAACCGAAGGATTCTCTTGGGATACTCAGCGAGTAAGGCATGTCAGATACGAACGATTGTTGAACGGGGGTTGCAACGGAGAATGATGGTAGGTTGAATGCGGGGAGTTCTTGTGACGTATTTAATACAAGAAGGCTATCGCTTAATGTGTCAACAATGTCATCCCGTTCTCCCCTTTTTAGCCCTGTAAATTCTTCAAGTTCATTAAAGAATTCTTCATTCCAGTCAGCCTTAACTATGTTAAGATAGCCAGCTTCAGCAATTGCTGATACAGGTAAAAACCTAACCCTTTTAGCTTTTTGTGGCCTGACAATCTTACATTCAACACCAACCTGAGCTAGTTTCATTTTCATTTCATTAGCTCTAGCAATACCAGCCTGCCCCGGATCACAAGGGTACACGACCGTTACGCTGCCGTACATTTCTTTATCTGCTATAGCAGTTGATATGATTAGGTTTTCAACAACGTGAGGTCTATCCCTAATACTTACAATATCCTCTACTGTGTAGATACTTCCAGAGTCCTTTGATACCAAAGTACCTCTAGTCCAATCAGGGTTGGGTGATTGAGTAGACACAGGTTGTGAAGCCAAATCCCAAGCCCTTACGCGCTTTTTAGCCTTCAGGTTAGGGTATGGTACTACCTTACTGAAAGAACGCCTGTAAAGCCCCGCTTCTTCCTCTCTAGCTGTCCAAGAACCATCGAGGAAAATCCTTCTTTTGATTTCCGGTAATGCTTTTAGGTTTGAAAGATACTGAGGGTTAGCTTTAAGTAAAGGTAAATTCTGACTAATGTGGGCCTTGATTGACCTAAAACTAGAAATACCAGAATCTTTACCAGTACCATAAATCTTTTCCGCTTCTTTCCTATCGTTAAACCAGATAATTTTACTATCTTGCATAACGAAATATCGCTCTACATTAGATGCACTATCTAACGGAACACCTTCTTCGTCAAGATAAAAGTCTTTAATCCAATGATAAATGCCGTGGTTATACATAGGGTTAGTACACCATGCCATCTTTGGGACATAATCTACGTTAGCATTGCGTAACCGCCCCATAAGAGGTAGGATCATTTCATCAAAATCAAAGAGTGTGGCTTCGTCAAATACAATATAACTATACTGCGCGCCAAGATGATTGTTTACATCGGATGTGTATTGTAAGTGCGAAAACTTAATGGTTGAATTAGTATGAGGGAGATAAATTTCCAAATCCCTATTCCTAATAACCGCCGCTTTACCGAACATTTGTCTAAATATCCTGCAAGCATCCTGCCAAATACCACCGTTTTGCCTTAATTGTGTAGCAGTCCTACGGAAGCATACAATGGTCGAGTTCTGTTTTAGAGCATATTTAACAAGGCTAATAATAATAGCAAATGTTTTACCCGCACCCGCACTGCCCGAGTAGAGTGTTATAGTGCTATCACTCTCAAGGAAGTCCTCTTGAGGCTTAGACGCAGGTGCAAGAGTAAACTGCTCATTGTTACTGGTTGGTGGCTTTTTCTTTTTAACCATTGATTTCCTTTTCTATTGTCTCTAAAATTAAAGACTCGTACTCCAATGGGTAGCACTCTGTATGACCTGTGCTGATCATGTATTTTTTCATAAATGACTTGTCTAATCTAAAAGAAGAAAACAGTGTATGCAGATTCTTTTCAAAAAGCATAACCTCGTAAGCTGTATCAAATTCTTTCAAATATAGTAGTTCATAAGAAGTATCAGATGAAGTACCGTAACCTCTAAACCTTTTATCAACATTCCTTGCATAACCAAGTTTTAACCAAGAAAAATCTTCACTTACTATTCTAAGTAAATAGAGGTTGTTTGGACGGTTATAATAAGTTTGGTCATGTGTGTGGCAAGCCCAAGAACCTAATTTAACAGCATATGGATTGATATTCTTACAACAACCACATGGTAATTTATAAAAGTGCTTACCTCGTCCTGTCCCCATACATAAGTATTCAAGACCTTCAATAGATGCTTCTTCTTTTAACCTACTTAAGTAGCACGCGTCACACCTTACATTCTTCAACCTTATAGCAACATGCGCGTAATAATCTACATGAGAGCATGTGTTACAAGAGTAGGCTCTATACGCAGTTGTTCTTGATATGGTTTCCACAAACTTTTTAGGCATTTCAGGTAGGTATGTAAGACCGCACTCAATTGCTTCTTTAGCCAAACTAAGTTCAAAACAATCCACACAAACAGGTGTACCAGATTCCACAGTTTTATAATTAACCCTGCATGTGTGACCGCAGGCATTGAAAAGTACATCGTAACTAACCTTGTCTGAATTCTTTTTAACGACTGTAAAATCACCGATTTCAGATTTCTTTATGATAGATTCTTTCTTGCATACTTTACAACCTAGTATTTTATGCTTTTTAAGATAATCATTGGAATACAATTCCTCGTGTCCACAAGGACGAGTATACTTGCGCTCAGTAAACTTACCAACAACTTTTTCATCCTTCAGCACGAGACCTTGAGCCGCCGCAATTGCGTGAAGTGATTCTTTGAAACATTTTCTACAAAAATAATTATCTTTTCTGTAGTGCTCTACTCTAATATCTTGAGTATGACCACATTTCAACTTAAAACTTCGGTAATCACACATTGATCTTTTAGAGTGATCTTCTTTAGCTTCTCCTATAAACGTATCACCTCTATCTTGAGCTGTAGCATCCATCTCTAAATTTACTTTTGTTGGTTTATAATCAGTTTGATCAATTAACCCCGTAAAAAGACCTTTATCATTACAACATTTCATTTTATATTCTCCCTAAAGAACACCCTTTAAAGTAATAAGGAAAATAGTGGGAAGCTATCTTGTCGGTCGGCCAACCTATCCTATTACATAAACCTCAATTATACCACAACTATATAATCAATCTTCTTCCGGTTTACTATCCGTACTAACATCATTATTAATCATCCGCAAACTGAACACTGGAGCCGCAGGTTGAATCTCCGTACCCTCCTCGTCTGCATCATCTACGTCATAAATATCTTTGACTAAATCTCGGTACTGCTGCAAGATTAGCACAGCAGCTTTTAGCTGATTAGCGTGCGCTGCTTCTTCATTACCCATAATTGCTACTGCACGAGCAATAGCTGTAGCAACGTGCGGTTTAACCTTGCGTACAAGCGAGATTAGTTCCCGTTCTTTAATGTCGCGTTTACTCATCGCTTTATTTGACGTACCTAACGCACGACCTTTACGATTGATATTAGGATCAGCTTTAACGAATGGCATAATGCTCCTTTATTATTATATTAGTTTGTAACGGTTGGAATCGAACCAACGACATAAATATCTACCTGCTGACAAGTAAACCAAAGGTTTACGATCCCTTCGGGATATACGTTACAAAATTCTTTTATTTATTTAATGTTACTAATACTCTCTACTTATTTACAAGTAACGAACATTAGTAACAACAAAAGTTTAACCGCAAACTGTATCTCAAATTATTCAATGTTCACTATGAGATACAAAATACATATAGATGTTATGAAATGTGCATTATTGTGAACATCTATGATACTTGTGTAAGTTGCAACCCTTTTAACTGGCGGTTGGCTCTCCAGCGTTATTTGCCCGATTATATGTTGATTTCATAATGGCGCAATGAAACCAGAGCATATACCACAACAATAACGTCCACAGGTAGCGTGGCTATGTATGCGCTAATGCGCAAAACTTGTTGCTGATAGCAGGACTACGATACCTGCATAGTAGGTTAATACTTACAGTTTATATTTCAATATAAACACGCCCACATCTTACCTTAGATCATATCAGCGAATATAATTCTATCACAATTACTTAGTATTACAACTAATAATAACCAAAAGAATATTAACTAGAAAAAGAATCAGTGTCGTTAGCATAGTCATCATAGAATACAGCCTTGGTTCTACCTGATGGGTTGAGAACCTGAGCAATATCATCTTCTAATTCTTTATCGTAAGTATCATTAGCAAAGTCCAAGCATTGCTCACAGAACATAGATTTATTGAATTTAGATTGTTTAAAGTAACTACCGCACGACGCGCATTTCATTTTTGTTATTCTCCTCGATTACTACTTAGCTAGGATTTAGCGTAAGCGTAAGGTTTGTTATTGTATATGATTGACCGGAAGTAAACGTACCGTCTGATACTACACAACCGCTAGAAGCATTGCTGACTGGAACTTGTAGTACGCACGTTGGATAAACTACACCACTAGAAGTAAATCCTAGCTTAGTAACCCTGCAATATGTTGGTACACCCGTTGCTATTGCGTTAGCAGTCTGAGCTACATCCAACGCTAGTCCCAGCGTAGAAGTAGTAGAAAACAAACCGTTGTTACTCAGAGTCTTAGTCCACAGCTTAGTTCCGGTTGCTGTCTGGTCTGCTCTACTTGGAATAGCACCATCGTACAAATCAATGGTTACTGTCCTTGTGTAAGTACCAGCAGTAGCATCGAATCTGTTAAACGCAGATAAGTACGCACCATAAGAAGGTGAAGAAGTACCCAGCAAATAACTCAAGAAATGATTAGCCACGCTAGGACTGATACTTACGTTACCAACAGTAGAAAGTCTAACCCGTAAATCAGTAATAGAAAACGGTGTACCGCTTGTAATAGTCAACGTACTAGCAATTGCAGAATCGCCTGAACCTACTAACCCGCAACTAATATCTGCAATAGGCACTAGATTGTTATACAGACGTACAAACGACAAAGTGCCGGAGCTATTAGGTGTAAAACTTACAGGAGAAACTAGTAGCGATACACCATCAGAAGGAGCTTGGAATATCTGGATCAATCGCAGCAGCAGAATCCTGAATAGCAATTGTCGTTAACAGATAGTTCAAATCTGAGTTGTTCATTATTGCAGTAAACTCGTAAGTATCATACAACATATTCGCGTTGTCATTCTTACGTTTGCTCTTGAGTACAACCCTAGGTAAACAGAAAGAAATAACCTGCGCATCTTTTGCTAGACTATCAGCAAATACTACAGTAAGACCGCAAGTAGTTTCGTTGTAATAACGCTGCTTCAAACTAGCATCTTTAAAATACACGGTAAACGAACCACTTACGTTCAGCATAGATTCTGAAATAGCAATTGACTGCTTAGAACCTACAATGTGGTTTGGTTGCAACTCACGTTCTACTCGTAGAGTAAGACCCGTCATTACACCGATAAGTGAATTGTCAATAAACGCTTTGGTACAAACAGGAGAAACTACTTGAGTACTGCTGTAAGGTGCATCATTGAAGTATTGCGTTGATTCCTTACGAACTAAATCTCTACCAAGCAACTCAAAGTCAATCGTAGGTAATCCTGATTTAACATCAGTATTTACTTCAAATGCTTTTACTTTATTACCAGAGTAAAGCTCTGATATTCCTAACCTGTGATCACGTTCTTCAAAGCTAAACGATTTATCAATCTGATCAGTTTTCTTTGCATAAGCAATAGCACCTACTGTATAACATCTGTTAGGATACACGAAGTTAGGTTGTTCGGTCAACTCAACTGAATTCAACGGATAAACCGTAAGTACAGTTTCTGTTAAGCTACAAATATACAAGTTGTTCAACTTGTTGTTGATACTGAGCAATGGCCCATCGAGTTTAACTACCGTACCAGCAGTAAATCCATCTACAACCCAAGAACCTAATTGACGAGTAATGTCGTAGGTTGTGCTGTCAGTTAAGTTCTGTTCAATCTTAATGCTCAGATCAAGAATATCTACGTCATGCGAGTAGTTACTTGCGATAGTATTAGCGATTAGTTTTGCGTAAGTCCCAGCAGATAGTTCAGCTTTTATTGAACCTTTAGCATTACGCAATCCGTGCTTTACTTGTCGAATTTGATTTCCAGGATCGATTACTGTTTTATCTTCAAGATGTATTATAAACGTAGAACCTATTGCAACAGAGCCGGTTGTTGTTATACCATTATGAGTTGTATATGAAATACCGTCAATAGAATACTGAACATAGTATTTATTCAGTACAGGTAATTCATCGTAAGCACTTGGAAAAGGAGGTAGTGTAACATCGATTGAAGTAACCTCAACTAACCTATTAAAATCATAAGCTATCCAGCAAGGGAATTGATTTACAGCACTGCCCCAACCTAGAGATGTATTGTTTTTATCGAAAGCCAGATTTGCTGGATACAGATTGCTATATATACTGCTAGCAAATGGTGTACCACCTATGCACAGGTCATTACCAGCTTTATCCCTAAACACAACTTCACCCAGCCATATATCTAATCCTGTTGAGTGCGTAAATACTACGCGCCAATACCTAGCATTAATACCAGTTTTACGTTGATCAACAAAAATTTCATTTGAAGTGTAAAGCTCAGTTACAATATCAAATACAGCATTTGTTCTACGCAGGTTAGTAGCTTCAGTTTGACTAGGTACGACACCCCAAGTATCTTCTTCTTTAAACAGGAATGATTTACCTACGCCTAAAGATACTGGTGTATATATGTAATTACCATTTGGAAATGATTCCGTCTGGACTGTAAAATTAGATACATATCTAGCAATACCTTTTGTAATTCGCAGTTCATCAACATACCCGATTAAATCTTCACCACCAGATGTTGTTATTGCACTACCCACTGTAACGGTTGTTGTAGTATTTTCTTCTATTGTAATTCCAACGTAATTAGAATTTGTAGATTCCAATATACCGTTGATAAATAGTCTAAAAATACCATCTTTTCTAGTTACAGCAACATTATACCAAGTGTCTCTTTTGATGTCTAATGTGGACACACACAACCTAGAAACACCTAGCTTGTAGCTTGCAAAAGTTATTTTATTAGGGTAATCCGCATCTATTGCCAACAGATTAAAAGCATTATTACTTTGCCAGAAAGGCCCGAAGTTTATTATACGGGCATATGCCTGTCCAGTGACAATATATACCCAGCACTCTATCGTAAAGTCAGCACTACCAAACACAAAGTCTGGAGAGTTAGCAACATATACTTTTGATCCTAAACTATTAAAATATGCCGATGCCGAACCAAACTTATAGTTTGTATTGTTTAATGATGTACTACCTTCATAATTTACAACCTGTAATTTACTACTGTTGTCTACAAAGTCCGTACTTCCACTAGCACCATCAAAATGTAGAAGTAAAGACACATTATTAAAATATGGATCGTAGTTCATCTTAGCTCCTTACTTAGAATAGTCGCTGGTTACGGTTCCAGCGGTGTCATGTAGTGCAGGAGTAAAGCACTAAATACACCCGATTACTGACTTACTATTTTTAGTTATTGTGATTTCGTGCAGTCATTGCTGTATTAATAACAGCTAATTTTACATTTAGTTATATCACTTGTTGTTATGATAGTAAGCCAGCTAAACACATTATTAGCATATACAAAACTAGCGGTTATTATAGCAGCGAAGAATGCTAAATACAAGTTAATGAAGTTATGTAATTGTATTTACAATACGTTCTTTGGCTAAATTGTAGTAAGTTTCATCTAGTTCAATTCCAATGAATTTTCGGTTAGTATTTAGGCAAGCTACTCCGGTGGTTCCTGAACCCATTGTAAAGTCTAGTACGGTATCACCTTCATTACTTGAAACACCAATGACATACTCTACAAGTTTCAACGGTTTCTGTGTTGGATGTAACTTTCCATGTACTGTTGGAAATCTCCACACCGTATTCTTACAATGTTCATTAAAAGTAGCATTCTTTCGTTTACCATAAACACAGCATTCAACACCAGATAACCAAACACGTTGACCATTCATAGGTGAAGGATTTGTTTTCTCCCATATACAGAGTCTGGTGGTTAAACCGTTCACTACTAACAATTTACGAATATCAGAAACTTGCTCAGTACCACAGAAAACATAGATACTTCCACTCAGTACCCGTAAAGCACTCGTAATAGAGTCTTCAAGATTAAAACTTGAACAATCATCAGCCTTGCCTTTATCCAAGTTTCTCAACCCATTGCTTTTTCTATTTACCTCTCCATAAGGAATATCAACAAAAATCATATCTACAGAACCTGTCTCAATTTCTTTCATACGTTCTAAGCAATCACCTTGCATAAGCCAGAGATTGTCAGTTTTATAGTCCATAAAACCCTTTCAGTCAAATATACATGATATTTCGACTACTCGTCGAAAATGCAATACTTCGTAATAATCTTGCTGTACTTAACCCTGAGTTCTCTAATCACGTTCTTAACCTTACCTAAGTCAGCAATGATTTGATGCTTCAGCGTACCATCTTCGTAATACTGCACGACATACTGCAACTTATCCTTGTGGTGGTGATCATAACGAATACCTGAAGTTAAATTCCTGTATGCTTCTTTGACTAGCAAGTATTCTTCTTTGGTAACTACCTTCAAGTTGATAGCCCTGAAGTCATCCTTCTGCATATTCTTGAATAGTACACGTTCGTTAGGTTCTAGGTATTTACCGTTCAGTAAAGCAACGCATAACTTCTCGTACTTGAAACGGTAGGATTTCTTATCGAACACAATCAACGTACCGTTTTCATCAGGGAATGTCTTACGTCCGGTTTTACGTACAATTAATATACCGTTTTCTTTATCGTATTCTATTAGTTCACGTAGTCGTTCTGGTGTAATATCTGGCATGATTTCCTTTCGTTAGTTACTACGCATAAAAGCCCCGGTAAAACCTTCTATACGTTCTAGGAGGCTCTATCGGGGCTGTTGGCTACCTAGGTATCAACCTGTTGATTTAAAGCTGTTGTAGCGAGATGTAGAAGCCTTCATGAAGGCTTTAAAGCGTATTCCAACAGCAAGTACAACAGCAGCAACTGCAAGTTTTATCTTAGTAAGTATCATATGGATTCCAATGAAAGAACGCACGTTGCATTACGCCTAGAAACATGAACATAAATAGGTAGAGGCTCATTAACAATCTCCTTTAATCATTACGTTGTTTTAACCAATATACAAAGAAATTAACAAGGAATCCAATGTAAACAGTAGCTACAATACTACTGATTATTACACCCAATAAACTCATTCATACCCTCTCTTTTCCATTGAACCAGATAAACTTAGCATTTCTACTGCTGTTATACATGTTGCAATGATTACTAACAACACCGTGAACACACATATAAAAGAGAGTAAATTCATTCATCAGTTCCTTCACCAGCATTATTCTCTGCTTCTTCTTTCTGGAAGTATTCCATCCGAATCTCCAACCTACGAATAACTTCAGCAGCATTCATGTGATATTCTTTCCCATCCTTAATTGCACGTTCAATCTCGTCATCCGTAAGAAAATACTTGAATGTTTCACGGAACAAATCTTCAGTATAAGCAGCAGTATGAGTAACGTGCGCTACAACATCGGATACTTTACCTACGCTACCAAACGATGCAAAGTGAATCATTAGATCGGCGTAAGGTGTAACGTAGACATTATCGCAACTCAACGCAAGGAATGCACCAGCAGATTTACACGGCCCGTTAATCCATGCTTCAGTAGTAGCGTCTGTTTTAGCAACCGCAGCTAGAATGCTGGTTAGACCGTCAAGCCTACCTCCATAGCTTGCGATGTTGAAACGCACGAAGTCATCTTCGGAAGTATTGGAGATTGCATTGCAGATATTACGGTAGTAATGAGGAGCTTTGAAATCTTCATCAATTGGAACTTCAATGATTTGACTTACACTTACTTTCTTGAAGTAACCCAGGAATTTACTTGAAGATGAATCTACGTCTTCTTCATCGTCTTCATCGGAGGCTGTAATGAAGGTTTTACTGTGGTGTTTAGTTTTGAATGAGGCGTATTTTTGTTTTTTCATTTGTTCTCCTTAATAAGTACCATCTTTGATCAGGCCCATAGCTACACTTTTTACAAACCCACCACGAACTACGTCAGATGGTTCGTCAAAACTGATTACACCTACATTCTTAATTTTGTGACGTTTAACGAAATCAAGCAACCATTTCAAACCAGATTCTCCACGAATATCACGCTGATTCAAATCACCGGAAACAACCAGTTTGCAGTTGTCACTGATACGTGTAACGATAGCAAGCATTTCTTCTGGTGTACTTTGTTGAGCTTCCTCGATCAACAAATAACTTGCTTCATCAAAGCTACGACCACGAATAGATTCTAGTTCTTGGACTTCGATACTTCCACGCTCACCATCGTCCAACGCAATCTCAAAAGCTGCTTTACCTAGGCGTTGTTTAATCGGGTCTAGCACATTGCGTACATAGGGATACAACTTGAGAAGCGCGGAACCAGGCTTGGCTCCTGATGATTTACCAGTCTGCACATAAGGACGAGCTACAATAATCTTTGAGATTTCATTCTTGCGGAATTTATCCGCAGCAATACTTGCACTCAAGTAGGACTTACCACACCCAAAGATACCTGTGCATACAATCAACTGAATGTCAGGGTCATTAAGCATATCCAGATATACCTTCTGCTTTTCTGTCATAGCAGTAATAGGTGGAAGCTGACGTTGCTCCTTAAACTTGCTCTTTACAGGAGCAATCTCTGCTTTTTCTTGAAGTTTATCACGGCGAGTCATTCGCTTGCTTTGTTGCATATTACCCCTTTATTTAGTTAACTGAACTTTGAAAACACATGAAGAACAAGAGCACCTTCGTGCAACTGAACCGTACCAACATATTTACCGCTATCTGAAGGTATGTGGTGTCCAGTACCCACAAGAGTAATCACATGTGTATCTTTTAGATGAGTATCAGAATCACATTTGTAGTAAACAACTACTGCTCCTTTCTGAGATTGAACGCACATAATCTCGGAACAGACTGGTAGCTCAATTTCTTGAGTGTCTGTAATTTCAAGTGTTTCTTTCCAGATTACTTGCAATGTATTACCCCTTAATCAAAGTTAAACAAAAAGTAAACCGCCAGCATTCACCAACGATCTACCTACGAATCATACCACGAAAAACTTACACTTGAACCTTAGATTTACGCCCAGGTTTACTTTGAGTTTGAACTTCGGTTGTAACTTCTGTTTCTTCTTTCTGTTCTTCTGGTGCTTCAACCGCAGTTTCTTTCTGGGGAATCATCTGGGCAATATAAACGCTCCCATACTGCTGCGGATAACCTTCATTCGTTACAAAATCCATCCGGTATCCGTCAATGACGTACTTCTGTACCTCCTGCAAGAAATCAATCAGCGAATATTCTTGAATCTGCAAATTACCATTAGCGAGAAGTTGAACTGGCATTACCATGTGTAAATCCTTTCATTATAAAATATAGAAGCAGTAATTGTAGCATGATTCTAGTAGTAGTCAACCAAGATTATATGATAGTTTTGTTCTATCGGTATAAAGTGTTGATAGAAATTTGTGATTAGAACAATAGTTGATTCTGTGGTAGTATATGGACTTCTTAACGACAAAAGGAAACTATGGCTCAAACAGCTCCTGAAGTAAACCCTTGCTCAACCTGCCGTTACTCCTACGGGTTTCTATGCACGCATAATAGCGTAGGATATAGCGTACACGGTGGGTTAAATCAGGTACAATCTTCGTATGCTTTACATGATAGTAAAATGTGCAGTGACAGCAGAAGGTACTACGAGCGTAAGGTTACGAAAGTAATGGAGGTTAAACCTTTGGTTAAGACTTCGTTTATTACACGGTTGATTAATGATAATTTGAAAGGATGAAAGACTAACTAATGCACTACCTAACAGAAGAACAATCAGCTAACCTAGACGATTTCTACCAAGGATTTACCCTGGATGCTTTGATTGAAATTATCGAAGAAGCAGAAGCTAATACGCAAGATGAACCAAAGGAAAACCAGTGGAACAAATGAATAACTACGAACTAAAAGCAGGTAGTTTTTACCTCGCACGAAACAGCACCCTGCATTACGTTGCTGCAATCTTTACGGAATCAACCTACGAATATCCTCTGGGATTTGCTGCTGTATATCAGATTAAGGCTCTGAGCAAACCTTGGACTATTACGGCTAAGTCACCAGCAGTGCATTATCATAGGTTCGGTTGGTATGATCCCATTGAGCAACCGGAACATGAACTTGATTTAGTACAGGAGGTATTTCTGTGAGTTCATTCAAAGAAGTAATATACGTGCTGTCCCGCATCATACCACTTGCTTTTGGTGTATTGTATATTGGTTTCAATGTTCTACTTTTCTTTTATGCAGTATTTACGTTGATGTTCAGTTGATCTCATGCGTGAACTAAACATAGATAAATCGCACCTACATACCGTAGGTTCAATCTACGAAGCTACTTCCGACTCATACGGTAAATACTATAAGCGTTGCGTAGCTAACATTCGTTGGTATAATAACGGTTTCAGCATAGATGAATACTTCAAGTGGTGCGAGAAGTATCATCCAATGAAAATGTATAGCAACCTAATGATGGTAGGCTCAGGTAATCCTGACGTAGAAGATTGTTATACGAGTCTTTACTTTACGTTAGATCGTGACAATAAGAACTGGTACAAAGAAAACTACGATAGTGAATTTGCAGCGTATCTTCGTAGCAACAAACGTAGGAACAAGCAGTTATCAGGTGGATTATCTGATAAGATATACAACAAATGATGAGCGTTCACTTGAACGTGAACTTGGTGTCAAGAAAGTAAGGCAGTGTTTCTTGATGGTTTGTATTATGATTTAGAAATGAAAGGTTAATATGGAAAACCCAATCAAAGTCTCTACGCTGGAATACATTCATTTCAACGATATTGAAGAATTCATTTGCAAAGAACTTGGAATTGAACGTAAATACTTCCGTGACTACCACGAAGTAATCGGCGGTAAATACAAAGATTTATGGCATGTATGGATGAGTCTAAACTACGACAATGTATCCAACGGTGCTTACGTTGCCATATGGTTGGATATGGTGCTTGATAACCTTGATAGCGAACGAATGCTACGTGAATATGGAGACTGGATTGAATGCTTGCGTAAACCGCTGGAAAAACTGCAAGAACAACTTGGAGATAGTATTGTGGTTTATTACTCTTGGTAATACTTATGAATAACAAAACATACTACAATTACACGTACACCTGCAAACATTGTCACCCAAACAACAAAGCTATGGTTACAGTACAGACTAAACTAAAGAAGTTACGTTGTAACTGGTGTAAAAGGTTTGTTAAGATTGACAGCGTAGAAGAAATCACCGTAACAAAAGGAGAATAAACATGAACTTTAAACGTGCAAATAACTCACAAGAAGACGCTATTGTATATATTCTGCAACGCCTACAAGAAGAATTACGGTGATCCGTATTAACACACCAACTGGAGGTTAAATTGTCATTCTTTGAAGGTTACGCAGTATTCTTTGGTATTGCTTTTGTATTTGCATTAATCTGGATGCTATTCGGAGATCACAGCTCCGCAATACCAACACAAGAACTACCTTACACAAAACTAATGAAACTACCTTTTGTTAAAATCAACAGAATTCAGGTAGGGCAGTCTCGCAGAGGTTTTGTAAAGTATTACAGAGCACAAATACAAGTAACTATTCCTAGGCGTACTATTGCTGGTGTAATTCATTCAGAAGTACCTCGTAGGTTTGTGTGCGATGAAGATAGTGAGCATTCTGGGTTTGATCCAGCACCTAGACGCATGCTGCAAGCTATGGAAGCTCTGGAGTTTATATCGAAGTATTATGATGCTGAGAATGAAAGGTTTATCGGGTGAGTTGTGAAAATTGAGTCTCAACACTGAAGATATTTGTGGATTTTCCTGCTATAATACGTGTACCTACAAACCGTAGGTATATCTACTATATAAAGGAAATCCATGTTAAAACCTACTCAAGAACAACTTGAAATTCTCTCCAAGTTCAAGCTACACAAACAACTCAAAGTCAATGCCATTTCAGGCTCAGGTAAGACCAGTACTTTAGTTTTACTTGCCGACGATAATCCAGTAAAAAGCCTCTATGTAGCTTTCAACAAAGCTATTGCAGTAGAAGCTGAGAGCAGGTTTCCTAAGCACGTTACCTGTAAAACTACACACTCACTCGCTTATGCTCAATTTGGAACTATGCTTTACTCCAAGCTAAACGCAAAGCATTCGTTCAGCACAAATATCTGTAGTAGCTTGACAGACCTTGTTAAGTTCTTTAGCATTCAAGATATTGCTGACCTTGAAGATGAAACGAAGGTAATCAAAGCAAGAACTGTAGCTAGTCTTGTGCGTGATACCGTAAGTAATTTCCAGAATTCTGCCGATGATGAAATCTCATCTAAGCACGTAAACCACGGCGAACTCTACTTGATGCAGAAGGTACACAAGTTCAACAAAGAATTGTTTATTAGAAATGTAGTTAGTCTTGCAGACAAACTGTGGAAAGAACGTATTGATATAAACTCAGCAGTCAAAGCTGAACATGATACTTACCTGAAACTCTGGTGCTTGTCAAAGCCTAAGTTGAACTATGAGATTATCTACTGTGACGAAGCACAGGATACTAACCCTGCAATTCTTGATGTAATCCTTCGTCAGACTCACGCTAAGATATGCTTTGTAGGAGATACCTACCAATCAATCTATGCTTTCCGTGGAGCTGTCAATGCAATGGAACAGATCAATGCAGAGACTTGTCTTCTTACTCAGTCTTGGCGTTATGGTAAAGAGATTGCTGAAGTAGCTTCTTATTGCATTAGTGATGCTATTCCTGTAATTGGTAATCCAAAGACTAATTCAAAGGTAGTACGCAGTATTCCAGCTAGTGCAGACGCTACACACATCTTCAGAACTAACTCACAGCTTATCCTTTCTGCTTATGACATGATTAATAAAGGAGTAAAGGTTAGTATCGAAATTGATACTAAAAACTTCATTTCTCAATTAGAATCAGTCGTTGCTTTGCTTCGTGGTGATATGCAGAAAGTAAAGCATTCTGAAATTGTAAAGTACAGCATTTGGGATGACTTTGTAGTATTTACCGAAGAAAATATCGAAGCTAAACGAATGAAGAATCTTGCAGAACGATCTGATATTGATTACTTTATTTATCAACTTTCTAAAGTATCTACACCAAAGAATGCACAGATTATTATGACTACTGCACACAAATCAAAGGGTAGAGAATGGGATAATGTAGTTGTGCATAATGACTTCAAGTTTAGTAAAGAAGATGACCCACTAGAAGGTATGCCACAGCAAGAACGAAACTTGCTTTATGTTGCTTGTACACGAGCTAAACTCAAGTTGGTAGTTCCAGATGAAGTTGGATACGGTATGGGGATTGAACTGTGATTACAATCCAAGAAAAACAAGCAGCGTATTTGGTGTACAAGGTTCTGATTGGTAGTAATGTTGTATACGTGGGGGAAGGCAGGTGTGGTAGAGAGAAGCATGCTATCAGTGGTTGCTCTCACGTATATGAACTCAACAAACTCCATTTTGAAGGTGTAGAAGTTGCTGTTGAAATAGATAGTTGGCACACTACGAAAAGTAAAGCTGTTAAACGAGAAGCTGTACTGATAGGTAGACTACAACCTGTATATAATAAGAAAGGTAAGGTCAGGGCAGCACTGATTGACTATATTTAGAAAAGTAAAAAGAAAAAGGAGTAATATGCAAGATCAAGAAATTGAAGATGAAGCTAAACGTAAAAGACTTAACCAGTATTGGAAAGATATTGCTAAGAAGAAACAAGAGCTTAAAATACTTGAACAGCAAGCTAGAATGGAAGCATCTACACCGGAATCTAAACAAAGAGGAAAGGACATGACTGTCATTGTTAAGAAGAAACAAAAGACTGTACTCGATAATGAAGTAACCAACGAAAACGCTGACGTTGTGTTAAAGCTCAATACTACACAGGAAGAAGAAGACTTGTATAAGCAGCACAAGAACAAACCTATGTATTGCACAAAAGAACTTTTAGTTGATTTGAAGGAGCATTCAGTGTTCAATGAAATGAAAACAAGTGGTGGATTAGACCTGCGTAAGCAACGTCACAAAAAGACTCCTGCATCGTATCTGACAGGTATTACAGATTCTAAGCGGATACTTGATCTTGAGAAAAGAGTTCAAGCGTTAGAGCAGCATAATAGGGTTGTAAGTGAAGTAACAAAGAAGACAAATGACATGATTGACCAGCGGTTTGAAACTGTAGGACTTGCTATCGCTAACCTTCAGGCTCAAGCACAGATTGACAAAGGACAGTCAGTTACTCTGGAAGATAAGTTGACTTTTCTTGAAAGCCTTGGTGTAAGTAAGAAAAAGATTTCTTTCTACAAGACAACACAAGAATATCCAGAACTTACGCAGCAACAGGTGAGTAATGCACACCTTATTACTAGAAAGACAGCCTACAGGTGGTCAACCGAATTGCAAGGTTTGTTATCTAAACACGTAAGTTCATGTCCCTAACAATGGGACATTTTGCCAAAGTATCCTATATATATATATATATAATAGGTTATACTTAGGTTCTACACCGGTATAGTGATGATTACAACCGCAGCTAACACCTGCGGTTTTTGTCGCTGGCTAAGTACAAGTATCTATACAACAAACTAATACTTTGTTAGATAACTAAAAGAAGAATAATTAACTTGTTAGTTAACCAAGACAAGACTGACTACAATCAGGTCTAACTTTATAAATTAGTAATCCTTTAAGTAAATCCTTACCTAGTTTCAGCCTAAGTGATTACTTTATTAATTTATTATCTTAAAAGAACTCCCTCTTTAGGTGTCAACTTGAGATATTCTGTCGGTAGCACGTTGAATACTCAACAGATCACACAGCAATACTACAGAAATTACTACGTCCGAAGGACAGTACAACTTCTGTTCAACGCTGGATATATGTTGGTAAGCGTTTGCGTAAGCATAACGTAAATCAAAGATTTACTAGCATACGCGCACTTGGTTGTAACCAACAGTAGTACACTAGGTAGTTTTCTTAGTATTTATTAATTTTAAAAATTATAGACTTGGTTTCTACTCCTTCAAGTTTAAATATCCTTAGATAAATATCCTTGGTGCAACTACTCTTGGGCTTTACACCAATGTTTTGTGTGTAGATATACGTGCATATTTACGTGCATAACGTAAATCAGAGATTTACTTGCGCTAATAACGTGCATTTTACTCTAATAATTATAGCCCGATAACGCTACGTTTCGGATAGCAGTTACAACCGTTGTTTATACGCAACATTAGGTAATTTAACAATGATTTTCTTTTGTTAATTCTGTTGTTATTTATTGCTAATAACGGATATTGGTAACGGGTGTAAATATCAGCAGTATGGAACAGGTGCTTGTTCAACCCTATCCCCGGTCGTTTCAATAATCGTTGAAATCCTGAAATATCACCATTAGATTTACTACTGATAAAAACGCTACTAAGTAGTACGATTTACAACCCATAAAGGATGTTTACCGTTACATATACTGAATTTATCAGCAGTTTGAGCGGGTAAGGTTAGGTGTCACCAGATCAACCGTGTATTAGACCGCGCGTTCTAACGTGCCTTCAATGTGCATTATGCTGGGGTTATGGCTGTTGTATTGTACTGTACCATCGTGAGAATATTTCCAGCATAGTCCTGGTTTAAGATTGTCGTTATATCAATCCTAGAGTGACAATTCGCATATTTATTCTCAGCATAAAATCCACCGTTAAACCTATGATAACCCGCTATCAATTTATGACTTAATATGTGCATTCAATCCCCGATATAACATCCGTTCACCCAATAGAAAAAGCCCCAGATAAGGGGCTTGTCTTACTTGTGTATGACTGTGAGGTTTAGTCTGCCCTGTTTATTTTAAACAACCCTTGCCACAATACGCGCATCATTCATACAGGCACTACCATTGTCATGCACGAGACAGATACCATTGTCTCCCGTATCATACATATGATAGCCAGCCGCAGCAAAGTCAGGGAAGGCTTGTTCCCATGTTGGGCTATAGTCCAGCCCTTGATTAACCATGATTTGAGCCAGATTGATGATAGCGGGTTGTGTTGCCAGTGCTGTAATATGAGAGATTGTGAATTGTGCCATGATGTGATCCTAGGTTAACCCCATGCACTATGCCTAGGGTGTACTTATATTATAAGCGCAAAAAGACCGGGTGTTTCCACTCAGCCTAAAAATACTTGAAGACATATTCTAGGTACAAACCCCTAGTCTTACTCCAGATACATCCAACCCCTGTAGAACGTGGGTTCCACCTGCCGTAACTTCGCGCATGCTTCGGTTAACCTGTCTGCTAAATTGATGGTATCCCCGTCACAATCGAACTTCAATTCTTTTCTATCCCAAAACCCGACACCATGACCATGTGCAGTAAACCATACGTCATGCCCGATTGGCCCGATTGACCACAGCGCAGTGTCATGGTATGAACCCCCATACTCGCCCCTATACGCATCCGCAGCTTGATTCAACAGGTCATCCCCGATAATCCCGACAAACTCACTCGCCATAGATTCAGCCGCCTGTTTAGCTTGCCGTGTTACTCTCGGGTTTGAACCTTCAGGTCTATCAGCGAATAATGCGCATTGAATGATGCCTGCCGCAATTGCGCGGATTATTTCTGTTTGGTTGTTGTTCATGGGTAAACCTTATTTAGTAGTCAATTCACGGATAATAACCTGTTGCACGGCTTCGGGTGAATTATCAAATGATACCCGTTTACCTAGGTGCTTGAATTCGCTTGTATTGTATCCGGTTAACTCCCCATGATAATAATTGCCAAATTCAGAGCATCCGATATAAGGGTGAATTAACTCCCGATTACGTGGACGATACCCCTTGAATACAATAGTGTATTTATCATTGTATTCTGGTTTGTTGTAGATTTTGCAAACATACCTTTTACCATTAAGTATAATTGTATTATTGATTTTATTTGACATAGTATTACCCCATCTTCATTCAATTTCAATAGAGCCGATGTGTTGCACGTTATCCATTAATGAACCTTCATTCTCGCCGTCATCATCGGAGAATTTATCCATGTAGTATTCCGACAATACATCATGCGCGGCACTAATGTTCATTTCCTGGACAATATAGATAGAGCAACAAGCATTAGACCATTGTTCAGCGAATACAAAATAATTATCTGAACATTGATCCAACAGGTAAATAGCATTCTTGAATTCATTCTCACAATCATTACCGTTATCCCAAAGATAACTAAAAGCATTGCAGAATTCATTACTTGCACGCTGAATAAGATAATCAGGGTTATCTATCAATTCAGCCGCCCGTAAGTCTGTATCATTCCATTTTTTATTGTGGTTATTGTCTAACCATTCTCCAACGAATGTATTGATACCATCTCGCGAATAATCATTCAAGTGATCACTGAGCAAGTTAGACCCGCCAAAGTAACCATTCAAAATGGTAGATTTTGAGAATTCGCGGATAATGCGAAAAGAACGGTTGATTTTGATGTTATTAGGTTTTGACATAATGGACATTCTCTTGGATGTAAAAAGGATATATTTCCTGATTTAACGAAATGAAAATAGATAGTTTATCTATGAAAAGATTTAAATACGACATTAATACACAATGCAACCGGCATATATAGCGCGATTAGCCAAACGATGATAACCAGCAAGTAAACCAGTTTTGCACCGAGGATAATGTGCGGTGGATGGGATGGGGTTTGATCTGGTTGTTCAATCACGCGTAAGCCCCTGATTCTGTGAATTCGTATTCATTATTTGCATAGAATTCAGATATTGGCTCGTCGCTTGTTAGATATTCATATTCAGCCTCAAGCCTAGAATAAATCCAGCTTGCAAAGTCACGCAATGGCTGCGCAATACCATCCTCATATGCACTAACATCCAAATAACGCAATTCTGAATGTTCTACATTGAACCGTTGCCCGTAGTAGTTTGATGATGTGCATTCTACCTGGAGTTTATAGAATGCTTTTCGTTGAATAGCTTGCAAGGCTTTCACGATAGCATGCAATTCAGTGTCAAGGGGAGCGTATTCCTTGACTGCTTTCAGTGCACCGGGTTTATATTGATAAATACCATCAAACGATGCGCCTGAACCTTGGTGATAAAAGCCTGAATAGTAAATCTTGTCAATGTCAAGGCCGAATAATTCCGCAATAGTCTTAGCATCCTCAATAACTGATTCAGCGTACCATTCAAAATCAAAGTGTTCGCGGAATTTATCGCGTGCTTTTTCTTTTGCTTTTTCTGACAATTCGGAGAATGAATAAACTGTGATTACTTTTTGTGTAGGCATAAAATTAACCCTTAATTTTGTTAAGCATGGTTGTGTAACCCTTGAAGTGACTTAGAAGTAAATCCGCTGATCAATGCTGATCAAATACATGGTACACCATACCATTAACCCTCAGTTCTTCTTTCCCGCCATCGTAGAAATTGAAGTGATGACCATATCCATCTGCACTAACGTATTGTTGTTGCAAGTCGGACAGCTTATCCAATGAAATAACCAGTTTCCCGATGGCATCATATGCGCCTGCTTTTTGCATAGCTTCAAATACGTCCTGATCAATTCCAGTAGCGTCAGACAAAGCCCACGCATTGAAACAGCCCAAAATGTATGTGTCGCTTTCCATTTCATCGCATTGGATTTGATCAATTTCATCCGTTGAAATGAACCTTACATTGTCAACCTCAAAATCATCGTAGCCAGAGACAATATTCTCCACTACTCCACGCCAATTAGGCTCAGAATGCAACCCTTGGCAGAATTCAATGACTTGCTTGACTTGTGAAAATGAAAGTTTTTGCATGGTTTAACCTTTACGAGAATCATTAGATTCTCTTGCTTAATTGAAAATGAAATGACTACCCTAGAATTAAGAGATAATCCAGCAAAGCATTATATTTAAACAATGCTCTGATAGTTATCACTTACAAATGCTTGATTGTATAGTGTTTGGTGTACTCTGCAATATCATCTTCATTCAACCATTCTACACTGTACCCGATGCATGCACCCGTTACCTTATACATGGCATCCTCATCGCCTATGCGCCATTGCATACGTGCATTGTATCCGGTTTCCATGCTGATTTTACGCATGCAAGATTTCAAGGTTTCAGCCTTGACAACAAACCTTTTCACCCATGAATAATTTAATTCACCCGCGAATGTATCGGTCATTTCAACATAGTACATATTAAACCTCAAAAAGCACAATTAATAATAACTTGGACAAAATCGATGCACATATCCAGTATGTGCATTTTATCGGTTAACCATGCTGCAATAATTTGCACATGATCTACAGTAGTGGGTGTAAATTTTGTAGTTTCATACATAATAAATCCCATGTTAAACAGTGACCATGTTGCGCTTATAATCCGCACAATCGCGCATTGTCACAAGCTGGAATTCATATCCCTGTTCATCGCGCAATTCACCGATGAATTCGCGTGCTGTAACTTCGGATTGGAAACGCTGGTTAACCTGCACATAATCGCCATCGGTATCAATGGCGGTACCAGACAATGATACATTTTGACCGATGGTCAAGCGGATGATGGGGGTTTTCATGGTATTTGATCCGGTTAAATTAATTGTCTTTTTCTGGGTTTACTGCCGCTGCAAACTCAAAAGCTAAATCATTGATTTTCTGCAGTTTGTTAATCCGTTCCTCTTTTAACTGGATTGTAAATAGCAGAGACTCAATTGCAGATAAAAGCGCATTTTCAAGCCCTTTTGTTTTGTATGTTAAATTATGTTCCAGTACGTCACACCAGATAAAATAACACCCGTGTTTGTCAATTGTGAGCGTTAACCCTTCAATTGTGCGGGCTTCACCATCGTGATCTGTGTAGGTCAATTGTGCCATGATCGAATTCTCTTTTGGTTTACCCGCCGATGATAGCGGGATTTCCGGCGATTGATAATCGACCGGGGTTTGAATGCTTACTTACAATCTGCGCAAATGCACGATAAATTCAGAGCGTGCATTTTTCAAAGTATAACCGGGGAATGTACGCTGGCGATAGTAGCCACAGTAAACTGTAGACAATACATAATCACCAGCATAGTTACGGTTAACGCTGATGTCACCGCGCCGGACATTATGGTCGTTCATATTGTACTACTTACAGTTTGTTGACCGTCAGCAGTTTAACTGCCATCCGCTCTGTGCAGCCGTACATTGTAGTCAAATCCTGAAACTTCTTTTTGTTACCCCTCACGCTAATTGCGCGGGCTTTCAGCGCGTTAAATTTGCGGGTTTTGGCAGATTGCTTGCCAGTAGTTGCGCGGGTAATGCTGGCGGTGATAACGGTAGATTTTGACATGATTGATCCAGTATGAAACAGGTTGAAAAGATGGGCGTAAACTTGCCCGATAAACCCTCAAAATTATAAGGGTTTAACGTGAGAGTTTAGATTATCTGAAAATCCAAATTATGAACGGAGCCATAAGCATGCCCGTGATTATCAGGCATTCTAACAGGTGTTTGATGTATTTATTCAAGGTCTAAACTTTCACAAAAAGCAACATAATCAGCAGTCAAGCAGCTTTGCACAATTTGGCAGTCTCCGCCATACCAGTCAAGAGCATTGTAACTAGCAGTGTCGCCATGATACCATTCCATATTTCCACCATTAGTATCAGCCACCAGATAGGTTATCAGTGTACCCGCTGGCACATTGGAAGCGGCCCCTGACCCACTGTGAAATTTCAGCATGCTATAAACCCCTTACACCTAACGCTGCACTGTGCGCGTTTTCTACTGGTGTGCTGATTGTAACCATAAAAACCAGCAAAACCGACCCGCCATCAAAAATAAATGAATAACCGACTGATTTACTATGGTTCTATTTTTATGTTATTCACGCATGCGTCTATATATACAGGCTGCGCTGGTTCCCTCTTGACGCACACCCCTGGCGGGCTGCGCTGGTTCCCTCTTGACGCACACCCCTGGCGGGCTGCGCTGGTTCCCTCTTGACGCACACCCCTGGCGGGCTGCGCTGGTTCCCTCTTGACGCACACCCCTGGCGGGCTGCGCTGGTTCCCTCTTGACGCACACCCCTGGCGGGCTGCGCTGGTTCCCTCTTGACGCACACCCCTGGCGGGCTGCGCTGGTTCCCTCTTGACGCACACCCCTGGCGGGCTGCGCTGGCTTTTCCGTCGAAAAATACTCGCTTTTCTGCAAATTCCCTATCACCAGCATTTTCCAACCGATGACCAACCCTGCATTATCTCTCCCTGATAAATTCAAATAGTTAGCCAAGGGTTTTTTGTTTAAAAATTACTTTTTGTTCTAGCAATTTACGTTGAATTAATTAGTTAGGTAGGGGTTTTTAAATTTAATTCAAATAGCTAACCACGGGTTTTTAATTAAAAATAAAATCTAATTAATTCTAAAACTAATAGGTAAAACTACAAAATAAAACCCGGTTAACCTTTCGATTACCGGGTAGTTGAGTTTGCGAAGTAAACGAAAACTAGTTGTGTAAATGGTAATAACTGTAGTGTTAACTTACAGTTCAACAACAAGTTCTACATCAATTGAATCCTTGACCTGCTTAATATCTTCTTTTAATCCTTGAATACTTTCCAGATCATGCAATTCTTCTTGCCACTTATCCAAGATATAACTAAATCGCGTACAAGCGTTCCTAGAGGCTTCTGGACAGGTCTACGAGTAAAACTATACTGGTTCTTCTGGTAGATTACTTTGCAGTAAGAGCTTGGGTAGATACTGCTATTGGTTCTGTTGTAAGCAACTGACAGAACATCATCAATATCCTTGTTCTTCATACCTCTAGCTTCGTGATAGAGCATTTGAACTATGCAGGAGTATTCAGATTGTATACGGTGGGTATTGACTGGTTGTAACGTATGTTGTACGGGAGTAAACCCTGTTGTTGACAACCAAAGTAAGAAAGCTAAGATGATTTTCATAATTCTGTTCTACAAAAGATAAAACCTACCGGATTAGGGTAGGTTGAGCAGGTTTACGTCTGAGTGATTAGTTTCGCCATACACTCGTTACAGCATCTACCGTCATATACCACAGCATGAACGGTAGAGTAACTACATATATTACCGTAAGCATTGCAATGAAGGTAATACTAACGAGTACCGCAAGTACAGAAAGCATTACACGCAAGAAGAACTTTGAGATTTTATTCACACTATTCGCTTTATTCATACTCATTCTTCACCCCGCTTTACTTTGCGTTTTTTCGCAAGGTCTTTCTTGCGTTGTTTTTCTTGTAGTTCTCTTTGATTACGATCTTCGTATTCATCATGCGTATAACGCTTGGTTTCACGTTTGGTTTTTTCGAGAGTAGAGATTTGCATAAAATTAATCTTTCGTAAGGTGCGCAACAGAATTCTTAAAAGCAATCATATCGTAGTGATTAAAACTATCACCGAGCTGGCGTTTCAATTTTCGTTCGCTTACACAAGTATACCAAGAAAACCACTCGGTTGCTGGTGCAAGATAAGCAGCAAGAGTACCATGATCTCGATACCGTCTGGTACTACCATAAGGTTTAAACCATTTCTGGATTACTTCACCGTTATATGTAAGTTGTACCAGAGCATCTTTGTATCGAGTCTTGACTACGCTGCCGATAAGACTACGGCATAATTTACCGTCTTCAAACAGATAGACTTTATCAGATCGTTTCAATCGCATTTTAGTCCTTGGTTATTTCTTGGAATCAAACCGCAAGTTCATTTCTTTAGAGTCAGCATCAGCGTCACGCTTCAGGTAGTAGATACCTGCGTCTGTGAAGGTGTGGTTGTTGAACAGTTTCCATGCACCGTTGTTGAACTTGACGGTGTACTTTTGGTTGGTAGTTGTGGTAGTCATTTAGGTTTCCTTTTAAGTTGAGATGGCGAGAGTTATATTGAACGTAAAGTCGGGGTTATTGTATCAGAAATTTGTATGACTTGCGTTACCAGTTGAAGAAAATACGGCAGGCTTCGTCGCCGTAGTATTTAGCTACACGCTTTTTAACATTGGCTGCACCAAGGTTATTGATAGCATAATCAAGCTCATCACAATCCAGTTGAATCTCTTGGATCATACTTGGTTTAATACCTTTGTATTTTTCAGAAGGTTTGTCCCCAATATAAAAACACTTGATAGTATTGTGTTCACCACCAATAAATACGTAAGCTGCCATTTAAGACTCCTGTTGTGTTGCGATAGTTTGTATTCTATCAGAAATTTAGCTACTTATCTGTTCTATCCGAAAATCTTGTTGTTACTTCAAGATCGACACTAACATACTTGTCCTTTTCTTTTAAGCTACGAACGTACTCATCAACGCATTTACTAGCTTCTAGTCCGTCCAAGCAGAACCTGAAATCAACGTAAACAATCCTGATGCCAGAAAGTGTTTCTTGTCTAAACCAAGAGTAGCAACCATCATAAGCATCAAATACTTCTTTCGTAGCTTTTTCTACTGAAAGCTTGCTGCAAGATAGCATTTTAACTTCACCTTTTACTTCCGTAAAAATACCCATGATATTCTCCTATACAGACCTAATGAGACTACCAAACGGTTTATAGCACTCTGGAAACTTCTCGTTCTTCAGTACAGTATACCGCTCGATATGCGCTACAGCTTCACCGATTGATTGCAAGTATAACAACTGCACAGCAAAGCATGTGTATTTTAGTTGATTCAGAGCTACATCCTGAATATCAACTTCACCTTCAGAACGAGCAAGCAAGTACGTCAGAATCATCAGATTGTGTAACGCAGGTAGTTCTTTCATGGTTTTACCTGCTTTGTACTGCTTGATTTGATCTGGTACTTCCAGAACATATTCATAGAGTTTCTGAAGTTGACTCATCGGAATACCATAGAAAAAGAATCCGGGAGCTAAGTACGTATAAGTCCTGAGATGATTCGCGTATTCACAAATAGAAGTAATCAAGGATTCATCGCAGTAGCATTCTTCCAAATCTAGCATGTAGATTCTAGGTAGCTTTTCAATACCTAGATTATTTACGATTGATAGCTTTGGTTCTTCTGGAAGTTCATCGGCTATATTCACTTTTGGTTACTCCTTGGATTTTATAATCGTTAATATCGTATTCATCAAAGAAAGCATCATAACCGTTAACTTCAAGTTCACCTTCAATATTCCTGTACTTGTAATACAGCAAAACAAGGATTAACGTATTAAAGGTAAGCCACAGGAATACCAAGGTTTCAAAGATTGTTAGTGCTGGCATATTTCACTCCATAATTCCGTGTTTGCGTTCTGTATCACGTACAGCTTTCAAGTAGTGCTCAAACTCAATACAATACCCGCGATTAGCTTCCGAGCACATCTCTCTGACTTGCTCTAGTGGAAGTGCTTTTGTTGGTTGTACTGAAGGTTGATATTCTTCAATAAGGTCAAGATCATCTACTAAAGAATAGAAGAAGTTACCAAATCTGGTGTAGTTATTATTTTCTTCATCTGTATAGGGAAAGTCACTGTAGTTATCACGACTAACAATTTTATGCAAATAGCCAGTACGATCAACGTAAGTTTTACCTACTTCAAGTTGCATAAATTACTCCCGTTCCAAACTAAGTTGCGAAGCCTTGATTCTATCATCATTTTCCTTCTGTCTATCCTTCAGTCCCTGCTTTATTTTATTTTTCAGAGAAACATGCAGTTGAACAGAAGTTTTCATCGAAGCAGGATACTCAACGTACTTACTTTGGTTAGCATCCCAAATTCTTCGAGCATTAGTAGGCTTGGTTGTAGTCTTGAGTACACCTTCAAGATCAATGTCAGTACCTTCAATAAGACTATCTCGGATTACTTCAAGGAAATGCTCGATGATTTCCTTTACTTCGTACTTGTGATAGCCTACCGAAGATTCTACCTTGGATTTAGTAGATACGAGTTCTACGAGAGCTGTTTTGTTGAGCGTTGGCATGCGTTATTCAATGATTGTAATTACAGAATTGATGAGAACATTACTTGGAATGTAAGTCCACATATCTTTTACTTTAAATCTCATGTGAGTAAGTTCACCAGAAGCAGCGTTTCTAACTAAATCCCATACTTCTTGCATGGAATTATTTATAAGTTCGTCTGAAGTAATAACACCAAGACTAGATTGAATTTTGATTTTCATGGTTACATACCTTTCATAAAATCTGCGTTGAACAAGCGATACCTTTTGTTGTTAATCTTCAGGAACAATCCTGAATTATAGAAGAACAACGGTGATTGCCATACTAGGCGAATACGTGGGAAGTTCATGGGGTCTTTTCCTTTCGGTGAGAATCGTTGATTGTAACCTGCTTATTTGAAAGAATTTCGTAGATTTCATCTTGAGTAAACAGTCTGTGTTCACCAAGGATATTGTATGCGCTGTCAAGACCAACGTCTAGTAGCTTACCACTACCTGAGTGATTTCCGTGGCTGTTACCTGTCAAATGTACTCTACCGTTACGTCTCATAACAAAGTTCTGATTGTTTGTTGTAAGGCACCAGAATTTTTCATCTTCTACATATTCTTCAACTACTTTATGACTTTGAACAATCTGCGTAGAATTTTTAGTTACAGATAGTTGGTACTGAATGTTCTGCCCAAAACCATGAAACCTACTATACCCTGTAACCATATACCCGTTCTGCACAAATAATGCCTGAAGTATGTCATATTCTATCTTCTTTGCTGTATAAATTATAACGCCATTCTTTTGTTTTGCACCATCAGAATTGCGGTATGCTTCTACAATGGTTTCAGCTTCGTATTGATTTGCATTTAAAACATGAATGTCTAACCCCTTGATTTCAAAACCCTTCAGTTCATCTGGAATATAGAAATTAAAAGATGAATACCCACAAGAGTTGTATGTGTTATATTTTAATTTAAGATCACAGAGGATTTTTGTTAGGTATTCTATTTTATGCTTCTTTTTAATTCTGATTCTAACAAGATTAGTGGTTGTTTTAATTGAACCATCAGCAGCTATTAAAATATATAGAGCCAATAAACTTCTGGACAGACCTGTACCTTTATTGTTAGCAATTGCACTTGTTATAACTTTAAAGACACTAGGTAGTCTGGATGCTTCTGTTTCAAAATACTCCCCCGATGTAATATTTAAGCCAACAATTGTATGTCTATCTGTTACCCTGAAATTCACAGATTTTCCGTCATAAGAATAAACCTTACCAGAGTGTGTTGTATCTATAATAGAGTTTATCTTTGAGTATTCGTATTCTTTGGTGGAACTGTTGTAAGTACAAACTTTATCTTCCTTAGATAACTTATGCCTACTTTTGAAACCTGTTGAGGTTAGAACCTCTGTTTCATAGTCCACACAGTGACCATGAAGGCAGAAACTACCGTAATGCTGCTTGTGCCAACTTGAAATTGGAAAGTGAAACATACAGGTAGTGATACCTCTAATCTGGATTTCCTTGTAATCGTACCAGTGCTGAATTAGGTTGTTACTTTTCAGCTTATTCAAATTGTCGGTTTTATCGTGATTACCTTTCAACAAGAAAATAGCACCATTGAGCCTTGTTGTAAACGCAGCAACGTCTTCATATTTTGAAGCAAAGCTGAAATCTCCAAGATGATACACAGTATCTTGCTTTGTTACTTGACGGTTCCAGAGTTCAATCAACCATTCATCATGTTGAGCTTGATCTACAACTTTATGTCGGTCTGTAATTTCACAGATACGTTTGTGTCTGTGGTGAATATCCGAAGTAAAGTAAATCATTCTACATCCTTACTCAAAGTTACAATGTCGTAATCACATTCAATATTGTGACAGAATCTTCCATTATCAGCATAAAACCAGAGTCTAATACCAACACAATCACCATGAATAAAAACACCATTGACGTAGTTATCGTTAATAGTCATGATGTGAAACTTGTGTTTACCATCGCGTGACAACCATTGTTGACCGGGTTTGAATTTGGGTTGATTCATACGTTACTCCTTATCGTAAATCTTCTGATTTACTTCCTTGTTAACCGTTGTGTTTTAGCAACCATTTATTTGAGATTGCTTTGAAGGTGAATCGCTTGTCAGAATGGCTACGGAAGATCAAACCTTCACGAGCAGTTTTCTTGCTTCCTTGAACTTTCGTATCACCGTCAGCGTATTCTAGCAGAGTCTGTACTTGCTCAACACTCTGCACATCAAAACTTTCAGAAACAACAGGAGGAATAGTCAGGTTGTGTTTCTTGCAGAACAAATTACGTTCTTCCGTGCTGTAATACTTCTGCTTATCAATATCAAAAATATCAAACGTAACCAACGCAAAACCATTCAATCCGTAGATATTACCGTTAATACCAGTACCAATCTGCTCTGATTGAATAACTAAGTTCTTACCTTCAGAACGTAGGATTTCTTCTAGCTTGTAGTTGCGAGCATTATTCCAGAATGTGTTATTCGAATCTTTCAATTCAAGGTTACGACTGCATACACCGAATGCACCATCGTACAGGTATGCACTGTGCGAACTTCCGTCTATTTTCTCCTCTACGTAGTACAGTTGGTTATCCTGACGTTTAACATCCTTGAAACAATTCTGGATACGTTCTTGATCTGTCTTTGGGAAGAAATGCGGAAAGTTACCCTTAGCATCTGCGTGCTTAACTTCTGGTAGCTCCCATTTGGAAATTCCGAGATATTGACTTACGTCAGCACCGATTTCATCGGTAGCTCCAATGAACGTATCACCGATAGGTTTAACCCAGCAGTTCTTCAATCCACGTTCACTACGATCTTTGTAGTATTCGTCACCCATAATTGACAACGGAAGAATCAATCCCTGAGAAAGCTGTCCACGAAGTTTTACGGTACGCAAACGCTCACCTTTAATACCGTTATATTCCTTTGGGAAATGCTCAGGTTTAGTCAAAAACGGAGCTACTGAAGTTGGAACCCACGAGTCAATCTCGCAGTAAATTACTTTGTCATTCACATTATAGTTATCTGATTTCTTAACTACAACATACCAACCACCGATACGTGCTGCTTCAATACTATCAGCACCATCAATAGCTTTAATTTCTTCAATTTCACGGATACTTGCCATTTTGCGGGTCATTTTATGTTCCTTCTAAAGTTAAATCTGCTGTACTTCTACACCGTTTGCTTTCAGGTATGATACACCATCTGACTCCCTGTATGCGTTGCGGTAGTAAACTTTTTTGATACCTGCTTGAACTAGCATTGCAGAACAACGCAAGCAAGGCGACAAGGATACATACACACTAGCCCCTGTTGTGTTGATACCTTCTTTAGCGCACTTCAATATACAACCAAGTTCAGCATGAATAACTTCAGGTTTAGTTACCAGAATACCGTCAATATCATCTTCGCAATTATTGTCAGCACCTGTTGGTGTACCATTGTACGCAGGGATGATTGTACCTGTGGCTGTAACTAGACAAGCACCCACCTTTGCTCTACGTGCTTTGGAAAGCTCCGAATGCAGGATGGCTGTTTGCATATACACAGAATGTAGGGATGTAATATCAGGCATTTAGTTCTTTCTCAAGTTTCTGCATATATTTCTTGTATTCCTTGCGGATAGCTTCAGTCATACCAACCAACCGTTCTACTGAACCGTAGTACATTACACGCATACCACCACGGTTGATACTCAATTGGTTGCAATCGCGCATGAACGTAATCTTGTCACTGATTCTTCCTGCTGAAAGTTCAATGTGCGTACTGTCGTAGTAAGTCTTGTGGTTGTACCTTTCTTCAATAATAGAGTCTACAGCACAGCAAAATTGCTCTGGTTCTATGCCAAATACACCGAAGCTGAAATGACTCTCGTCTGTATCTGAGCAGTTACACCAAGCAGTAGTAAGACTAGCTACTAGAAAGCTATTACCAAATATTTGAACTATGAATTTATCATTCTTCATACTTACTCCAAGTTATGCTTGCAGGAATACGTCAGGAAGTCTCTTGTATCTCGCTACAAGCGATTTAAATCAATAGGTTGATACTTAGGTAGCCTGACGAGAAATAACTCCTTAAAACCCACCACCTAAAGGTTCCATTGATAGAAAAGATATTCCAACCTTGATACCGGCTTCTTCAAGTTCAAGCCTACGTTTCTCCCGTTTGTATTCTTCTTCCATATTGTGAACTTGTACATCAAAACCAGTATAAAACGTACCGTCTCTGAATCTAAAGGTCTTAGTAGTTTCATGCCAAAAACCACCCTCTAGTTCAGGGAATACAAAAACATTCAACGGCAGTTTTCTACGTTTCCATTCAAAGTCAGGGTCTGATAGATTCATTTCGCTTCAACCTTGTAGCAATACGTTGTGTTATCTGGAAGTTTCATGCAAGCATAACTACCGTTGAACACTTGTTCACGACCTTTTCCCATCCCAACAATGCCGCCTACCGTATAGAAGAAGAAAGCAATCAAACTTACCACCATAAGTGCAACGATAGACTCTAAAAAATCATTCATGGTAACTCCCTAGTTAAACCTTAGCAGTATTCCGCAGAATCTCTGCTTGCTGTTTCTTAAGTTTACGCAGCAGTTCAGCAATACGCTTACGTTCCTTCTTGCAGTAACGAATAGAATCTTTGCACTTATTCAGTTCGTGAAACGCTTCAATACCCCACTCAGAATCTGGAGTAGCTGATTTATAGTACGTCTGACTCAACTCCTTATTATCCTGAATAAGAAACTCAAGGTTGTTCAAGCGTTCAACCAAAGTATTACGCAGGAGTTGGATGTCGGTATGAGTAAGATTGAATGCAACCTCTTTAATAATTCTCCTTGGTTCTTCATCATACTCATACCCAAACAAGTATCCGTGTTGGTTGTAAATGTAACCATCTGTAGTAATAAACCCAGGGCATGCTGTATCGCCATCATCTGATACGATTTTAACAACATTACCGCTGTTTGTGACATAGCTGCAACCGACTTTAACTTCAATCATAATTTACTCCTAAGATTTATTGCTTAACACAAACAAACGTAATTTCTTTCGTAGAACCCATCGAAAGTTTCATTGCAGCTTCCCCAGCTACTTTGCAAGTTTGCTCAGATGAAAACTGGTGCATTGCCAGTGAATTGCTATTACCGCTTCCCATCACCCCTACATGAGCAAAAAGAACAAGAATATAAGCCATAAAAATCTCCTTAAATAAGAAAAGTTACTTTATAGAAACTACAAGTGAAAACCTAAACGGTTTATACCAGTATTGCAGTTCCTTGAGCTTGATTGTAGCGTAAGTTTGGTTGATTTCTGCTACGGTATAGACTTTATTTTCTTCAAGTGAATCTACCGGATAATCAACGATGTTGCAACGCACTTTACAACCTATGGTTATGTCATCGAGGTTCATTCTGTCTTGTCCAAATATTCTTTATGGTAGCGTTTCAATGCTTCATACAACGCTGGTTTCAGTTCGTTGAACCAATCTTTACTTCCAATTACTTTAACCATATCCCAGCACATTTTGTTGATTACAGGATCAATAATATCTGGCAGTTGTTTTGTTGGTTGTACTGAAGGTTGTACCGGGAGTTTGTATTCTTCAATAAGATCAAACTCGTGACCAGCAGCATCAACAAGATACTCACCAAGGCTATTGTAAGTCCTGAAGTTATTACCTTTAAACTGATAGTTACGGTTGTATTCGTAAGCAATGATTGTCACAAGACTACCAGCACGATTAACGTAAGTTTTACCTACTTCAAGCTGCAAACGTTGCATGTTTACTCCTATTGGTTAATTTGAGAACTGAACTTTAGCACAACTTCATAAAGTTTTAAGCACAACACTAAAATTATTCTGTTTTGTTGTTTTCTTACTACAAGCACAAACAAGACTAGCTATCATATTACTAGCTAACAAAACATATTGACAAGCATGCTACCCTAGTAATAATATATGTATATACTGTAGTAATACTAAGGTTATATTCTAGTATAATACTTGTATATAACTAATGTTACATCTTTAGTATATCTAATAGTATATCTATTGTTATTACTTATTTATAAATTATTATAATAGTTTATATATTAAATACTTAATAAAGTTAATACGTTAGTATATACTTACGTTATATCTTAGTTAAACCTTAGTATAACCCTAGTACCCCCAAACCCCCATACAACCTTGAGTATAACCTGAAAGTTGTGTCTGTCAAGAGTTTGGCTAAACAAACTTGAGAGAAGTTGTGTAAAAACTTTTGTTAGTACGGATGGTACTGTGGGTAAGTTCTGTGGTACAGTACAGGCTTAGTTTCAACTTTAGGAGAGTTTATGAGTACGATTTTGTTTGTGTGGAGTGTAGTTGCGATGGGTAACACAGGGAAGTACGGACGAGAGTATTACAATGGATGGACTTACTCCGGTGAATACGCTACAGTACAGCACTGCGAAAACGCAGGTAGGCAGCTTGGGTTGAAACCAGAGTCATTTCGTTGTGTTCCAACAGGTAAGAAGTAAAGGAGTAAGTCATGCAAGAATTTCGTGTAGAACGTAGTGGTAAGCATTGGGTGCTGCTAGGTGGTATCCTACCTGCTGGTGTTGTGCGGATAGGTCAACAGTGGTTATCATCGTCAGGTCATGCTGTTGAGGTTGTGGATGTAGATGAACAAGGATGGGTAACATACGTCGGTGAAATTCAACCCTTGCACACCAAAGACAACTTCTCGTTTCAGTGCAAATACAGCTTGATTCTGTGATTAGCATAGAAACCTACCAACTGTACAATCACAAAAGGCTCAGGAAGCCTACGCATAGGAGCTTTTTAGCCGTTTTCTACGCAAGTTGATACCAAGGTAGCCTGACGAGAAATAATCGCTTAAAACGCTTTATACAAACAAAGGAGTAAATTATGAAAATCATTGACTACACAGACCATCTTGATAACATCGTTCATGACTTGATTGCTCTTGCTTACAGCGATGTAGACCGCGCTGTTGACGTTGCATTAAAACGTAGATGTGTCTATGGTACTGACTGCTGGGAAAGAATCAGCGTTCAATGCACGGACTACGCTACAATCTACATGCTTGATAACAAACCGATGGTTACTGTAAGTAAACCACAGCTTGAAGTAGTTGGTACAAGTTATCGTGTATACTTCAACATCACTCAGCATTAAACGAAAGGACTTATATGAGTAAACCAACAAAATTTACAACTGAATGGAACGGTGTTATTATCATCGGTGAATACTGGTGGGATGCACAAGCATTCGATCTGGTGTACCCAAAGTACGATAAAGATACAGAAGAATTTGAAGAACTTACTGACGCTGAACTTGCTTGTATTGTTCGTCAGCTTGAACAGCGAGTAGAAGACTACATTGACTATATGCGTGAGTTATACCGAGAAGATATTGGGTATGATCGTGAGTTAGATCGAGCTGTTGCTGACGAAAGGAACTACAACCGTGGATATTAACGAAGAAATCAACACAAATTACATCCTTGCATATCTCTGCGAGACACCTGACGGCACTGTTCTGCAATGCAAACACAGACATGACTACCATCAACACACCGACAAGGTTACAGGTGAAATTTACATGATTGACGGTCTTGGATACTACACAAGGTCTAACGTCAATGTAGTACCAGCAGAATATACAGTCGTTACGCTCGATACACCTCACGAATTTGCTAGGCATTTTGTAATGTGGGGTACTCGTGGTAAATCTGGTGATCAACCTCTGAAATATATTTCAGTAGCAAGCATGGAAACAGCTCATATTGAAGCTATACTTGATACTCAGTTTCGAATCGCAGCAGAACTACGTGAGTTTCTGAAGCGTGAGTTGAATTTTCGTTCTAACTTGCAAATTGTGGAGAATAACCTTGTCTAAACTCAAAGTACCTAAACAAACAGAACCTACTGTACAAATGTTCTGGATTGATTCCAAGACTAACCTACTGCATGTATTTACGTGCGCTAAATCAAAGGTTGCTATTCATGCTGGACTAATGAAAAGTAATCCTTATGTTAAATCTTTCGGAGAGATCAAGTGAATAATAAATCAGAGACAGAACTCTTGTACGAGCAACTGCAAGCTAAACTTGGAGGTAATGTTCCTTGGCATCAACTTCCCAGACAAAACCAAGAAGTGTTTATTCATGCTGTTAACTTGTTGATGCAGATTTGTGGGAGTAAACAACAATGAATACTTGTCCAAATTGCGGAAGTAGTCGCGTAGGTAAATTCAGGTTAGATTCTGATTGGGCACCACATTCCGGTAACTGGACTTACGGTAATCCTGATAAGAATTATTTTCCAGATATAGGTGCTGGTTATACTGAAGATGATCTTCTGAGTTTTGAGCACAACGACAGACCGGATATTGACTGTTACGTTTGTTGTGTTTGTAATACTTGTTTTGGATAAATGTCATGATTCCAAATTCAAATAGAGACTTTAAAGAAATTACCGTCTATAAACCATCAAGCGACGACTGGTATTGTTCCTATGAAATTAGTGACACAGTAGGCCGATACTTTACTTCTGGTTGTAGTGTAAGTATCTATTCGCTTGACAGTGATTGTTTTACTACAAAAGACGTTTGGTGTGTAAATGTAGGTGGTGCCGGTAATCATTGTGTAGTAAAACAGTTCTCTACTTACGAAGAAGCGTTTACTTGCTTTATGGAAGTTCTAAAACTAGAAGATGTAACGCTTGAAATCCTTGTAGACTACATGCAGTTTACTGGTGAGTACTAATCAAGCATAGTAACAGACTATCAACAACGGTTTTACTTGAGATAATATCAATAGTAGAACCTTTTAGTTTTTGTAGTTGATGTAGAATATGGTCATCTTAACAGACAAGGAGCAAAGAATGCACCGCAACGACCTTGAAGATTTTATCTCTGCGTATGAACGCAATACTCAGCTACGGAAACTTATCCGTAAAGCTAGGGATATTAGCGTAGATATGCAGGATACTTACAACCCTTTCCGGTGGTATAAACTCAAGAAAGAACTTGCTGTTATTACCGAGCAGATTAACAAACTAGATAACTTTGGAGCATAACCTGTGTATAACCAACACCCGTTCCAATCCTGCAATACTCTAGCAGAAGTATTCTGGATGCAAGAAGCCTTGTTCAACTTGCAACGTCATACTTGCTTGGATCATAATGCAGTACAAGAAGCTATAGAGTCATCGCTTGCTAAAGCACTGATTAACCACAAGTTTATCTTGACGCAACAAGCACAGAAGAAACCTACGTTGAAAGAAAAGCATGACTACGAAGATAAATTGACTGTTTACTTTAGTGAAAAATTCAGAGAGTATATTCGGTGCCATAAGCCTGTTGTTACAGGTTATTTCTGGAGTTCTTATTGTAGTGTTGTTGACGGTTTGACGATTGTTCAACCTGCTGGTATTCCTGAGATTGATCCTGCTGCTCCATACAGCGTAGAATCTGCATATCAAACTGCACTATATAACACTGCTTTGTACAATCAGTCAATGCTGGTTAATCACCTGTACCGTCTGATTCTACCAACGTATCAAGAACAATCAGATAAATGCTACGAAGGATTGACGTATAATCTGCTGAATGCTCTTGCGCTTGCTACTGTGATGCAAGATAAGGATAAAATCAAGTATATTACTGAATTGAGTATCAAAGGTAATTTTATGGATACTGAAAATTCACGAGTATCAAAGATGCACCTGTTTGCTAGATTCAATGAACGTCCTAGTAGTTATCTGTGTAGTGATCAAGATGGTTTTGTGAATGATTTGCAGAGTAAGTATGAACTGTTTTTGAAAGGATAAAATATGTGGTTACTTTATTTTGCTGTCGGTTTATATGTAATTTATAGTTTTATGATGTTAACTAATGCTTTTAAATATCACAATCTTCCTATTGGTAAGTACAATGCTAAACCTCTTTTCGTAATTGCATTTGCACAGGTTGCATTAATCCCACTAATGGTTAAATATTTCTAAAGGATAAAATATGCCAAACAATCATATCAAACCCGGACAATGGTTAGAATCTGGCTACCGTAAATACACAGGATACAATCCACGTTCTGCTGATTATTTCTTTCAGAAGAAATTCAAGGATGATATTGGAGTTAAATACTTCATTGAGTGCTATGTGTATGACTACGACAAACCAGAATGGAAAAGTCATGCTGTGTTTGGTAACGTAGGTTATCAACTTGAGATGTACACACTGGTAAGTGGCAGTGTTGTTTATGTTACAATTTCACCAAAGGATGAAGCTGATTCTATTCAAGAATTAGAACAGTGGTTTGAACAAATGTGGATTGCTACTGGAAGTAACTACTCGGAGAAATATGATGAATAATACCGAAACTAAAACCTACACTTCAATCAAGATCGAAACCTTCGTTACACCCGAAGGTAAACCTACCTGTTCTGCTGGGTTGAGTAAAGATTGTAAGTTTCTTCGGTTGACTCGTTGGGGTTGTACCTTCATTTGCGGGTATAATTCAGTAGAGTTGAATCGGGGTGATGACGAACGTAAAGTTCGGAATGTTGGAAATGGAGGTTATGGATACTTGGTTCCAGACGGATGTTGTCCGTTGCATGACAATGGAGGAGGTAATACGTGACTATTAAACCAGTAACCGTTGATACGGTATACGCTGCTGTGAAATCGTTTATTGAAACGAACAGTATTCTGAAGCAAGTAATTGAAGATGAATTCTGTGGTGAGTTTGAAACGATTAATAGCGTTCGTGAAAGTTGCGGTGATTACTTGGAATTTACGGTGGACGAGTATGATTGCTTTACATATAGAGTATCGGTCGTATCCAAGGATGAAATTGTAAAACTTATCAACGATTTCATCGCGTAGTTTTGTTTTTATATAAGGAGTAATTCAATGAACAAATTTAAAACAGGTGATGTTGTAGTTCGTACTGACTGTATCGAAGATTTCAGTTTTGGAACTTTACCAGTTGTTGTAACGGGTGTTTTTAAGCACGGAACTTGCTATTGTATTACCGTAGATGGGAGTATTGATCATTGGCTTGAAGAATACTTTGAGCTATATCAACCATCACAACCAGAAGTAAAAGCACAATCACAACCAATGCAACCGCTCGTATCAATCTACGATAAAGCATTGGACTTGGGGTTTGATCATCCAGCGCTCGGTTATATTAGTTTGCGTGAGTTCTTCTGTAATCTGCTTGTAAAACTGTGGGATGACCCTTGTGGATTCAGTGGTAAGAGGCCTTATGGTAATTCTGATTGGGATGAACCTGTGTATGCTGCGCTGATTAAAGCAGGGATTATTTCCGGTGAGTTTTATTCTGAAGGTTATATTAAAGATTGTGATTATTGGGCTGGAAGTGAGTTTATCAGCAAGATGATTGCTCATGCTTTTGGTTGTACTTTTAGTAAGGATGAATAATGACACATGAAGAATTCAATAGCATTATCTACAGGCTTGTAGTAGATCACAGTATTCAAATTACACTGCGTAAAAACTTTAGTTCAATCATAGAAAATGCAGGTGTGTTGTACGACCTTAACACAGGTATGAAGTCTCACTTGCACATTTGGTATGCTGACGGTGAAGCACATTATTCTGGTAGGTATGATACTCAAGGTACATTCGATGATTGGTACGAGCTTCTATGCGCGGTTAAAGGTTGTATGCACGGTAGGAACTTCGGTGATAGTAACTGGTTGATGCTTCTGGAGCAAGAAGGGTTTCTTACGAAGAAGGTTACTACGGTTGTTAGTTATGAGTAAAATAAAGGTGATTGATGGCGAATTTCGTTAAACATACGGATTGTCCTGACTGTGGCAGTTCCGATGGTCTAGCTATCTACGAGGACAATTCTTCGCACTGCTTCGTCTGTTTAAAGACTGTACCTAGTGAAGAATACAAAGAAGCTAACCAGAAGAAATCATCGAGTAAAATTAAATTGAGTGTAAAATCAACGGTTAAACAAAAGGAAAATATGGAAGTAAAACCAAGTATTACGCAGGAGAAAAATCTTGAAATAAAAGGTAACACGGGTGTCGATACACTAGGTTATCGAGGTATTCGCACTGAAATTAGTAAACAATTTGGGGTAAGGTATGAATATAATGATTCTGAAGAAGAAGTTACAAAGTCGTTTTACCCGTGTACTCGTGGATATGAACTTTCAGGGTATAAAGTGCGCAAGCACCCGAAAGACTTTTCACTGCACTACGGAGCTACAGGTAAAGACTGTGAATTGTTTGGTCAGTTTAAATTTAAAACGAGTAACCATACAGTAATTATCGTTGGCGGTGAAGCCGATGTTCTTGCTACTTTCCAGATGCTATCTGATGCACAGAAGAATAAACAATACGACCCCATTGCGGTTGTAAGCTCTACTGTTGGTGAAACAGCTACCTATAAGCAAGTTCAAGCGCAATATGCGTTTTTCAATCAGTTCAAAAAGTGCATTATTGCTATGGATTCCGATGCGGCAGGAGAAGAAGCTGTTGAAAAAATTACCAAGGTATTACCACGAGGTAAAGTCTACGTTATGAAAATGCGTAGAAAAGACCCCAACTGTTATATTTGGGATAAAGCTACGGATAAGTTGGTCGGAGCAGAACAGGAATTTATTAATGATTTTTGGGCAGCTCAACCTTACACACCCGCTGGTGTTTATGCAAGTACCTCTTTGTATAAAGCGGCACTTGATCGTATGGATTTGGAGATGATTAGTCTTCCACCATTTATGAAGCATGCTGCTAAAATGCTTGGTAACGGTCTAGTCAAAAATGAGATAACTTTGATCCTAGCGAAAACGTCAATTGGTAAAACAACCCTAATGTCTGCGCTAACTAGGCACCTTGCGTTGAATGAACCAAACGAAGTTATCGGAGTTCTTTCACTGGAAGCTGACGCTGGTAAATTTAGTCAGAACATGCTTTCTTATCACTTACAGACTCCGCTGCATCGGTTGTCAAAAGAAGAACGCACTGCGTTTCTAAGCAGAAAAGATATTGAAGAAAAAGTAAAACAACTTTACGAGAAACCTGATGGTAATCCTACTCTTTATGTTTGTGATGACCGTGGTGCTTCTTGGGAGCAGGTTAAAGAGAAACTTTTGGAAATGATCATTTCAATGGGTGTAAGTGTACTTGTCGTTGATCCGTATTCTGACCTACTATCGGGTATGTCAGTTTCAGAACAAGAAGAAGTAGCTACTTGGTTCAAGAAAATAATGAAGGAATATTCTATTACTCCAATTATCGTGTCACATGTCAGAAAATCATCCGGTAGTGCTAACGCAAATCCTTTGACTGAAGATGATGCTCAGGGTAGTAGTTTCTTAGTTAAAGCGTCCGGTCAAACTCTTGCTTTGGAACGTGATAAACAAAATCCAGACCCGATGGAACGAAACAGAACTACAATCACTATTTTGAAAAACAGGGATTTTTCTGAAACAGGGCCAGCAGGTAGTATGTATTACGACATTGAGACTGCGAATCTTTACGACTACGATGATTTTCTGAACGGAGAATATCAATGAAAAAACGTGATTATAATAAATTTGATTTCAAAAGTGTTTTTGAATTATCGGATGAAAGTCCAACTGGGTTAACTTGGAAGGTTCCGAGGCTTTATTCTGGTAAGTTGAATTATTCAAGAGTAGGTGAACCAGCAGGGTTTATTTACAGAAATAAAAACAGAAATGTTAGTTACTATTCTGTTAATGTTTTTAGAAAACATTTCTTGGTACACAGAATAATCATGTCAATTTTAAGTTGCGACTTAGACTCAACTTTAGATGTTGATCATATTGATGGTAATGGATTAAATAATTCAATATCTAATTTAAGAATTGTCGATCCGTCTATCAATAGTCGTAATAAAAGAAAAATTAAATCTAAAAAAGAGTTAGCGTGCGGAGTTTATTTAGAAAATTACATAAGCAAGCGTGGTACACCTTTATCTAAAATCAGAGCACATTATTCTGAAAATGACAAAGTGGTTTCAAGAAGCTGGTCAACTTTAAAGAGAGGTTATGATGTGGCTCTTGACTGTGCATTAACGTGGAGAAAAGAACAGATAATTAGACTAAATGAACTTGGTGCTGGTTATACTGAACGACACGGTACTTGAAATTAACCTAACAGGACAGCTTCGGCTGTCTTTTTCGTTTGTATTCTATGTTATACTCCAAGTTTTACTCCACACACCCATGAAGGATGACCTATGGATTTAACCAAACTGTATGTATACGACCTTGAAACGTACAAAGAACTGTTTTCGTTCAGTATCGTAAGAGCAGACGGTAAGCACAAGAAAACCTTCAAATGCTCTGCGTTTCACAACGAAATAGAACTGCTGTTCAAATGCTTGGATTTCTTACGCGATAATGAATGCTGGCTCGTAGGCTTTAACTCAAATAACTTTGACTACCCCATCCTTCACCAGATTATTGAAAAGCGCAATTCATTACCTAAAAGTGGTAAAGCAATTGCTGCTTGGGTGTTTAAGATTGCGCAGAAACAAATCGATAGCTTCAAATCTAATCAATTCGGTAATACCATCAAGTACGAAGATCAGCATATCAAACAGTTGGATTTATTCAAGATTCATCACTTTGATAACAAAGCACGTATGACTAGCCTGAAGCTGATTGAGTTCAACTTGCGAATGCAAACAATCGTTGACTTACCGTATGACATTCACAGTAAACTTACACTTGACATGGTGAATGAAATCTGCGATTACAACGAGCATGACGTAGAAGCTACTCGATTGTTTCTGCACGAATCACTTGCTAGTATTGACTTTCGTTTCAAGTTGAGTGAAAAACACGGTAAGAGCTTTCACAATCACAATGACGGTAAAATCGGTAAGGATTACTTCCAGATTCGACTTGCAGAACAAGGTGTAGCACTGCACAAGTATAAAGACGGTAAAAAAGTAATCAACCAAACTATTCGCAAGAATATCAATATCGGTGAATGCTTGTTTGATTACTACGATTTCAAACGTCCAGAGTTTATTGCGTTGAAAGATTGGTTTTCTAAGCAAGTTATTACCGAGACTAAGGGTGTGTTTTCTGATATTGAAGAACACAAATTAGGTGACGTAGCTAAGTATGCAGAACTGGAAGTTAAGCGCAAGAAGTTCAAACAGAAACCTACCGAAGTTGAACTTACCGCATTTAAGAATGAACACCCCTTGGGTTGGATTGACGAAGAAGAACTGAAGGCTACTGAATGGCTGTTTGATTCTGAAGGTAATCACGTTACGGAATACCCATTGGACGAAGAAGGTTGTCCTGATTTTACTAAGAAGCAAAAGAAGGTTCGTATTCCTAAGAAATCGTATTGGGGTTGCTGGAAAGAAGCTAGTACACTGAATGTAGTGGTGGATGGTTTTAGGTTTGACTTCGGTACTGGCGGCCTCCACGGTAGTATCGAAAATAAGATTGCTAGAGAAAATAGCAAATATATGCTTAAAGACGGAGATGTTTCTAGTATGTACCCCAACCTTGCTATTTCAAACAACGTATATCCAGAACATCTTGGTATTGAATTTTGCTCGATCTATCAGGACGTATATGAGCAGCGCAAGTCCTATCCAAAGGGTTCTGCTGAAAACGGTATGCTGAAACTTGCGTTGAACTCGGTATATGGCGAGTCAGCCAATCAATATAGCGTGTTCTTTGATACTAAATACACGATGACAATCACAATCAACGGTCAATTATCCTTGTGCTTACTCGCTGAGAAACTGCTTGATGTTCCTGACTTGAAAATTATCCAAGTAAATACAGACGGTATTACCGTGGCTTTACCGCGAGTAAGCACTGAACAATACGATGAGATTTGCAAGCAGTGGGAGCAGCAAGTAAAACTTCAGTTGGAGTTTGCAGATTACTCTAAAATGATTATTCAGACGGTGAATAACTACATTGCTGTATATACAAACGGCAAGGTAAAACGTAAAGGAGCTTACCAATATGAAGGGCTTGGGTTTCACCAGAACCAATCCGCGCTCGTAGTACCGATGGCTGCTGAAGCGTATATGCTGCATGGTAAGGATTTGCACGAGTTTATCTCTGAGCATTTCAACAAAGGTAACGTCTTTGATTTCATGCTGCGTACCAAAGTAGATCGTAGTAGTAGACTCGTGTTAGTATCAGACGACGGCTCAGAAGTAGAACAACAGCGAATTTGCCGGTACTACCCAAGTAAGAACGGTGGTAAGCTCGTCAAGATTATGAAACCGCTAGAAGGTTCTGACGAATCCCGCCGTCTAGGTATCGACACTTCATACAAAGTTAAAATCTGCAATGATATGCAGGACTTTGACGGTGATATTGACTCTGATTATTACGTTCAAGAAGCAAAGAAACTTGTGATTGAACCGTACTGAAGGTTAAAATCTGCTACAATGCGTTCCAAGTTCACGTTCTAGCGAACGCTCACCACACCAACAAAAGGGTTAACATGAAGAAAACATTTATTGACTACGGTAAGACAAGCAACATTGGTTCTGATGTTTATATGCGCGTGAAAACTGACAATTTTTGCAGAGGTTGTGAAGCGTATAGAGACTACAAACAAGCAGCTTGTAACGTATTCCATATACATCATCATCCATGTGGTAACACTATTTGGATTAAGCAGGTTATTAAACAAGGAACAATGAATGTCTGAACACCTCGAATACATCTTCAGTATTCTCCAAAAAGAATACGACGAATACCAACGTACCATCAACGATGAATCCGTACAACGATCTTTCGTTGAAGTGGGGTTAATCTACGAACAAATGCTGGAAGAACTCCCGCATAAAGTCCCTGACTATTTCGCCGATAAGACTGTGAGTTTTATGTTCAATGACATGGGATGTAGGATTCAACTTGATCCGCACACTATTAAACGTATTGTTGTATCTATGTTCCTTATAGGAAAGGAGTAATCAATGGTTAAGCAAGTAAAACCAACCGTCAAGTACGAATGCGAAGTTTGTAACAAAAGCTATGCTACTGAAAAAGCAGCGTTGAAATGCGAACAGAAACACACCGCAGATAAACTCAAGGAAGAACAGCATCAAGCTGAACGTACTAAGCTGCGTGATACCTTGATTGACATTCGCTGCACTTCACGTTCGTTTAAAGAGCTGGAAGAACGTGCAACTACAGCTTTGCGTGAACACTATGGTAAGGACTTTGTGTTTGATCTTGGTATTGGTGAATCTTCCAGAGTTGTAATCACTTATGTTGTCGAAGGTGTAGTAAAAGGTGACTACTACTATGATAGTTCGTGGAAACAACTCAACACGAGTAATATCCTTCGTGATCTTGGTTTTGACACTGGCTGTGGCGGCGGTAATGGTAAGACGTACTCTTGGCAGGCGTACTATGAACCCCTGAGTACATTCCCAACCATCTACAAAGCCGCAAATGAACGTAACATCCTTGTAGACAATGCGCGTAAAGAACTTTCTGATGTTGTTGACAGGTACAATGCTGCGTTGAAAGCTGATAGTGAATACTCAAGATTGCAACGCGAAGCGGATAGCTTGAACAAACGCATCAAAGAACTGACAGAACAACTTCAAGAAACAAGAAAAGCTGCTAAACTGATCAAAGATTCTTTGTATAGACCAGCGTATAACGCAGAATGCGAGGCTATAATTCAAGCGTTACCTGCCGATGGCAAAGAATTCTGCGAAGACCCTGTTCAACCTTATTTTTGAAGGAGTAGTTTATGAACTCAGTTACCACTAAGAAACCTTACATTGCAAGTGATGACTTGTACTATGTAGCGGTAAAAGAAACATACCGTTGCAGAGGTTGTGCCTTTGAATACAACGCTGATGATTGTCAAACCGTAGCTAACACACATGGCGGATGTATTGGTATTATCTGGATCAAACAACCTACTCAACAAAAGAAAGCTGAAGTGCAACCAACTAAACAAGCAGATCAACCAAAGTATACGCTTACTGAATTTCTTGAAGCGTATAACGTGTGGGGTAAGATGACGGACAGATATGATGAAATGGAAAGTGTTATCAAAGAATATCTTGAACACAAACACCGCGAATATCAAGAGTTCTTGCAGATTGAAAAACAGTATCTTGAGTTGAAACAAAAGTTCGGTTAATCAAATGAAACAAGAATTTTACTTGTGGTTACTTCTGGTATTTACAGCAACAGCACTTTCTGTACTATTCTACGGTGAATACTTCTGGTTTTACTGAAGTGTTGACTTGAGTAGAATCTAAGGTATAATCTAGGTTAGTTGCAAATTCCGTTAATTTTTACACAAAGGAGTAAATCGTGGAAAAAGAAACATCTGCTAATAATTCAAAGTTAATTAGCATGGACAAGAAGTACATGACTCGTGACGGACGGTCTGTACGAATTATCTGCACGGACATGAGAGGATGTGGATACAATGTTGTTGCGCTTATTACATCTGATGAGTGCGATCTGCTTGAGAGTTATACAGCAGGTGGTATGTACTGGGATAATAACACTGCGTCAAGACACGACCTAATTGAAGTTTCACCGTATGATGATTGGAAAGTAGACGATCTGATTATGGTTCGTGATTTTGACACAGGAAAATGGAACTTGAGGTATTTTGCCAATGTACAAGAGGGTATTGTATATTCGTGGAGTTCTGGTTATACAAGTTATACAGCAGATGGTGAAACAATGTTCTGGAATCAGGCACGTAAACCTACCGCAGGAGAACTTGAAGGTATTCGTTCTAAGGTGTAACCTTAGATATAATCTACGTTTGGTAGTTCGTAGCTAATAAAACTACCTGTTAGTCTGTTAGTAAAGTCGTAGTTAATCTACATAAAGTAAACGTAAATCTGAAAAGGAAATATATGAAGAAAATCGAAGGTACTCTGGTCTATGTTCAAGTTCAAGAACCTGTTAAAGCATTTGTTAAAGCAGGTGTTCCACCTAAACCTGATGAGTGGAAAGCAAGTGTAGTTATTACAGATAAGTCTGTAAAGAAAGAATTTGAAAAGTTCGCTAAGAGCCTTGATACGCTTGTTTCAATCAAAGAAGTAGAATCTGCTGAATTTGAAGAAAAGTACAAGTGCGAACTTCCAGATGGAGCTGGGGATGAAGTCTGGGTTATTACTCTGCGTAAATCAACGGAACTTGGTAAGACAGGTAAGCCTGTACCTGAAATGTACAAACCGAAAGTCTTTGAGAAGCAGGGTAAGTTGATCGTCGATATTACCAATTCAAAACTGGTTGCTAACGGTAGTAAGGGCGCGTTGAGCTTGGATGTGTTTGAGAAGTCAACAGGTGGTGGTAGTATCTTTCTGAAGAATGTACTGGTTACAGATTTGATTGAGTATGTTAAACCAGAGTCAAACGAAGGTGAAGCAGGTAGTGAATTCTTGGAGGACGAACCAGCAGAACAACCGAAGGTAGCACCAAAGACAACAGTACCGGCTAAACCTGCTGCTAAACCAGCAAGGAAAGCCCCCGTTGAAGATGATGAGGAAACTTGCCCATTTTAACCTAGCAATCTAGCCAAAGTAACCTACGTTGATTTAAATGCGATTCTAGCGATTATTTCTTCGTAGGCTACCTAGGTATCAACAACCCAATTTAAATCGTTTCTAGCTAGATAGCAAAGCCTCTAAACCACATTCCTGAAAGGCAAACCATGACTAACCAAACAAATCAAACAGCAGATCAAACCAAAGATAAACCAACCGAAGATACAATGCTTGACCTTATGCTCGGTATTGCCAACGAACAAGCTACACTTGATGCTGATATGAAGGAGCTTTGTGACCAAGCAAAAGACCTTGGTTATGACGCTGCTTTGCTCAAGAAGATTGCCGTAGCTAAGGCTAAGGGTAAACTTGAGGAACTGCAAAGCAAGACTCAAGAACTTCTGGATAAAATCGAAGAAGTCGCGTAACACTTAACATATACCCCTAGTTTATTCTAGGGGGTTTTCTTTATCTGAACGTAGGTAACATCAAACCGTAGTACAATCAGATTTTTAACAAAGAAAGGATCGTTGGATGGAACACTTATTTATTGCAATAGAAAATCTGATTGAAGGTATTGAAACGCAAGATGTTGTACTGAGTGCTGCTGTGGCGGTGTTCCTGTTGCAGTATCTGTGGTTATTTTGTGTTTGGGTTAGTATTAACAGTAAGGAATGAATTGTGAGTAATACGTTTGAATTTAACGGGGTTGTGCTTAAATGCGCAGAGCCGACAATAGGTTGTAATGGTTGTTATTTCGAGAAACAATCTCTGCGACTTTGCAGTGAACAACAAGAAACAGGACTTGTACCTGATTGTACAACCGACGATTTATACATCTTCGTTGAAGTAAAGCAAGTAAACGAAGACGTTTACGTTAAGGATAACGAATGAAAGTATTCGTAGACGCAGATACCCTACTATATTCAGCAGCAGCAGTAAACGAAGAAAGAACTATTGTTGTTACGCATGAACCAACTTCAGTTGAAAAGCAGTTTAAAACCAGAACTGAATTCAAGAAGTATATGCAAAGTAAAGACAAGCAGATTACTCCTGACTATATTATCAAGGATGTTCAGACAGCTTCACCTGTAGAAAATGCTCTGCATTCAGTCAAGTTATCTGCTGAAGGTATTATAAGCAGGTTTGATTTCTGTGATGTTATCTTCGTTGCAGGGGACAGTAATAACTTTCGTAGGGATTTACCGTTACCAAAGAGGTATAAGAGTAACAGGGAAAGTACGTTACGTCCGTTACATCTGAAGGCTTGTCATGACTACATGAAATGTAGGTATAATTCGATTAGCCCTATTGGACACGAATGCGACGATCACTCTGCTCTTTTAGCCTACGAATCATTACGTCAAGGAGAAGATTCTTGTGTTCTTGCACCAGATAAAGACGCGAAGCAATTCGTTGGGATGAAGATTGGAAATTACTCAACGGAGCCTGACCAACTGTTCAGTATCCAAGCGATGCACTATATTGAGCTAGTTGAACGCAGCTTTAAATCCTACGGTATTCCTTGGATTGCTTATCAATGGTTAGTAGGTGATCCTAGCGATGTATATAAACCTACGGATTTAACTACAGCAAAGTACGGTGATGTAGCTTGCTATAAAGACTTGGTTGACTGCAAGACACCGCAAGAAATACTTCTGAAGGTAATTGAAAAGTACAAGCAATGGTATCCGGACAAGTTTACCTACGTTGATTGGAGCGGTGTTACGCACGAAGTAGATTGGAAATCAATGCTGGAACTCTATTTTAGATGTGCGAAAATGAAGGAGAGTATAGATGATCAGTTAATCGCTGGTGAATTCTTTGATAAATATGGAGTTGTATTGTGAGTGTTAAATTTTATGCTGTGAATAGACATACAAACGAAAGACTTCTTCTACCAAAAGGTTCATATCTCGTATTGTACGACTCTGGTTATGGTGCTGTTGTTACTCAGGATTTCTATACTAGCATTAGACCGTTGTCCAGCGAATATAAGATAGTTTTCAAAAACAACTTTGGTAAGGAGAAAGAGTCTTGACAGTAACACAAGACCTGTACACAGCAAAAGACGTAGCAACAGTACGTCAATTACTCTACGATGAACAGCTTGGTAAATGTGCATTGTCAAACAAGCAGTTTAACTTACGTGATTTGCACTTAGATCATGTTCACAATGAGCAGCAATTTGTACGTGGAGTTCTGTACAAGCAATCTAATATGCTTCTAGGTAAACTGGAGAATCTTTCTGTACGTTATCTCAACCACTGGTATCCAGAAGGTTTACCATCGTTCTTACGGCAGGCAGCAGACTACATTGAACGTACAGAAAAACAACCGGATACACGCTATCGTCATCCAGGTTGGATCAAACGAGTAAAAGTTCTGTTTAACAAACTAAATGCTGAACAACAGAATAAATGCTTAGTAGAACTAGGGTATAATCGTGGCTCAAACCCGAAGCAACGTAAGGAATACTTTGCAAAAGCAACGATGGATAGAAGTCTTGGGTTTGAACGGATTGTTAATGTTTTGGATAAAACGAAAGGAAACCAATGAAAAACGATGTTGTAGATTATCACCATTTGCTTGCATACGTTAAGCATACGTTGCAATCTGAAGATTTTAAGCAGAGCGAATACTTGCAAGAAACTTTCACTGACATTTTGAATTACATTCGGTATCAATACTTGTATAACGGTAAGACTCAGTTTGATCTTACACAAGAATTAAACATTGGCGCTGCACTGTTCTATGAGTGGTTCTTTAGTACAACAGAATTTAACCAAGGAGAGTCAAAGTGAGGGCTTACGAACTTGCAGATGCTCTTGATGATTGTAGTCCTTGGATTCAAACAAAAGAAGGTTGGGAAGCTGCGTCCTTACTTAGAGTACAACACGATTTGATAGTTAAGTTGAGCAATGCTTTGCAGTGGTATATTGATAACGATGATGTTTATGAAGGTGGGAAGTGGGAAGAAGAAAATGCTTACTGGATTGAAGGTAAGCGAACTGCATTAGAACTGATTACCGAAGTACAACAACTCGATAACAACCAAGAAGGAGAATCTGTTTGAGCTATACAAAGAGTATTGACGATTGCATTATCGCGTTAAAGAACGAAGGTAAATCCAGCAGAGCAATCGCTACTTTACTTGGAATCAGTAAGTCAGGGGTAAACGAACGGTACAACCGAATCGTTGGTTCTAAGCAGAAAGAACTTCAGGATAATTCCCGTATTCTGCTAATTAGTGATATGCACATTCCGTACCACCATAAAGATTCGTTTGAATTCTTGAGTTATCTGAAGGATAAGTACGAACCTACACGGGTTATTTCGTTGGGAGACCTCGAGGATAATCACTCACTAAGTTACCACGACAGTGATCCTGATTTGTATTCAGCAGGACATGAACTTGCTCTAGCTCGTAAGCATATCAAGCAGCTTGAACGTATGTTTCCAGTAATGGATATTCTTGAGTCTAATCATGGTTCACTTGCGTATCGCAAAGCAAAAACTCATGGGTTTCCCAAGCATTACATCAAGTCATATAACGATGTGCTTGGAGTAGGTGAAGGTTGGAAATGGCATGATGACTTGACGATTACTTTGTCCAACGGTCAACAATGCTACTTTCATCACGCTAAGACTTCTGACGTTCTCAAGCTGTCACAGACAATGGGAATGAATGCTGTACAAGGGCACAACCACAATTCATTTGACGTTCGTTATTGGGCTAATCCTAACGGTTTGTTTTGGGGATTGCAGATCGGCTGTCTCGTTGATAATAAATCGTTGGCTTTTGCTTACAATAAACTCAACCTGAAGAAACCAATCATCGGAATTGCTGTTATAATCAACGGTATTCCAACGCTAGAACCGATGTTGCTCGGTAAGCAAGGACGTTGGATTAAACCCGGTTGATACAGGAGATTTACTTTGGAAAAAATTGTAGGTGTAGCTGTTGTGTATAACGGTACTCTTTATTCGCTTCCAGCGCCAAATCGTCACCACAACGTATTTAGAGTCATTAACAATGTTGCAGGTGGTTGTGGCTTTACCAATGAAGGGTTTATTACTACTTCTGGTGTATTTTTGAATAGAAAAGAAGCCGTGCAACTAGCTAAAGAAAACGGTCAATTAAACCGGAGACAAGGTAGTCAGTATTACCAAGGCCCGGAATTGTATTCAGAAGATTTGTGGTAAAGTAAAGGAGTAAACATGCAAAAAGATTACCATGATATGACAGATAAAGAAAAGTTGATCTATGTTCTTGAAGATATTGGAACCAAACACTGTCTTTATGATGTCATGAATATTACATTATTTACAGATAACGACTATGAGGTTGAATTTGGTTTCAATGAAGATGGTAGTTTTGTGGGTGTTGTTGCGTATTAACTAAGGAGAATAAACATGAAAGATATGCTCGGTAATGAAATCAAAGTAGGTGACACGATTGCTTACGCTTCAACATCTTCACGAGGAACATTGAGCCTGTATAAAGTACGTGAGGTGTTTCCAGATAAAATCAAGGCTCATTACTTTGTTAATAACCCATCGCTCGTTACTTGCAGTAATGGTAATGTTGTGAAAGGTTCATATGCGGTTTACAAATGGAAAGACGGAATTGGTAGTTATTGCGAAGAAATGACTAAAGAAGAAAAACTCAAAGTTGATAGTAAGTGCGTTACTCTTACAGGTTCTAGCTGTTCGTTGATTGTTAACGGAGTAATTTAATTGACATACTACACTAATCAAGAATTCGATCTGCTCTGGTGTGTATTTGATGAATCAACGCAGAAGCGAATCTCGGGTTATTACTTATCGCACTACCAAGCAGAACTTGCTTGTTTGAAACTGCGAGTATATTCTTCTGGTAGTTCAGCCGTAGTACGCGAATTTAGGTTATACTTGGATCAATCTGCTATTGTTCCTATTCGGAATAAAACCAGAGATTCTCGTGTCGCTAAACGATTGACTGAATTTTAATTAAGGAGATTTTATGAGTAACATTCCAGAAACAAACCTTACATTGGAACAAGTGTTACCTGCTTATTTTAAGCTGATTCAAGAACTTGAAGAATCCCGCAATGTTAATCAGCGTTTGATTAAAAGTGTTGATAAACATCTCGCTGCCAGTGAAAGTAAGTCAAACGTGTTATATTCTATCACGGGTAAAATTAGTGATATTTGCTGGGAATATAATACAGGCGGTATTTCTGATAAGATTGCTTTTTCAAGATTTCTTGAATTAGAAGAAGTTGTTAATGCTATTTAACCAAGGAGATTATACTTTGTTAGTAAAAATCATTAATTGCCAAGATAAATCCTACTGGTATAACAATCTTGTAGGAACTGTAGTTCACATCCACAAAGTAACCTTCAATGCTACCGAAGGTATGCTCTACTGGGCTAGAGAAGGTGGACACTGGAATTGCATTAACTTCATTAAACCTTCGGATGCAGAGGTAATTGAATCCGAAGATAAATCCAGCGATTTTGTATTTGCAGAGTCATTTGATATTTTAACCAAGGAGACAGAATGAGCGATTACAAGTTTAAAATAGGTGATGTTGTAGTTCGCACACACGATCCTGAAGATTTTCGATATGGTGATAAACCAATGATGATTATCGGGTTTGACTGGGATTACGATCTTATTCTAGAAGGAGAAGAAACCGATGGGGTTGGTTGGTGTGCAGACTACTTTGAGCTGTACAACGAAGAAACTCAAACCAGAAAACAACTTGAATATATGATTTATAAAGCAATTAATGTATTTGGAAAAGACAAGACTTACAAAATCATTACAGAAACAATTAATTGGTATTGAACTTATGAAAGGTGATACTAATGAATAACATACGTAACGTACTGAAAATCAAACGATACGCAGATGATGTAAAGTCTCCTGTATATGCAACAAAAGGAGCAGCATGTTTTGATGTACATGCTTACAGCTATAAATCCTTCCGTTCTTTCGATGTAGCTATTTCTGAAGAAGATACTGCTGTATTTGGTACAGGATTGTTCTTTGAGATTCCCAAAGGTAAAGCCCTAATGGTTTATTCGCGTAGTGGGCAAGCATTTAAATCTGATGTTTCCTTGTCTAATTGTGTTGGTGTGATTGACAGTGACTACACAGGTGAACTGATGATTAAACTTCGGAAAGACCGTAACGTAGATAACGGTTATCAGGAAGCTGAACCTTTTGTTATTAAGCACGGAGATAGAATCGCGCAGTGCATGCTGGTAGATGCCCCGCAAATAAAATTTGAGTTCGTTACTGAGATTCACCAGACTGAACGCGCAGATAAAGGGCTAGGTAGTACGGGTTATTCTGAAAGGGTTATTCAATGAACAGTAGCGATATAGTTAAACCGATGATCAACGGTATTGAAGTTAAGGTTGGGCAACTGTGGCTAGACCATTCGGGGACTACAAGCATGATTACTGAAATCTGTGATACTGGTAAATCTTTTAAAGATGGTTACGGATTTGAGTATAGTAGTTCCGGTATCGATCTTTCAGGTTACAGTGAGTACAATATTGTGAAGCTAGTCAAAGACGTGGAACCAGTTATTCCTACAGCACAACAAACAGTCCAACAACTGAACCAAGAGCTTACTAAACTCAACGATAGCCTCAACGCTGTTTACGAAGATTGCAAGGCTTCCAGCAACCAAGGTACTACTAACAACCAAGGTTCTACTCCTAGCAAGCACTCGCATTATTTCAAGGATGTTTCACACCTAGATACTCTGGATATTTACCGCGTACTGCAACTCTATAACGTAACCAATGCTTGCCAACAGCATGCAGCTAAGAAGGTTTTGCTTGCTGGTGGTCGTGGAGGTAAAGATTACTTGAAAGATATTCAAGAAGCAATTGATACGTTGGAACGACTAAAAGTCATGCTAAAAGAAGATGAAAGGAACAGTAGTGAAACGAAAGAATAAACAAACAGAAGAACAGAAGGTTAACATAGGTGATTATGTAGTATACTTCGCGCAGACTTATACGGTTGTTGAAACGGATGTTGATTTTACCAAAGAAAGTAATCCTCAACTTCTCTTGCATATTAAAGCAGTAGAATATCCGTTCAAGAGCTTGTGGGTTAAGTGCAGTGATGTTGTAATTAATAAAGGAGAATGCAATGAAAGTTAAACCGATGATCAATGGTATTGAAGTTAAGGTTGGTCAAGTTTGGTTGGACTACGATTGTCGTGAATCTGAAATTTACGAAGTTTATGAAGACGGTAGTTTTGTAGACGGTTACAGCCTATTTTACGAACCAGACGGTAAGGCATCTGACTACGGCTCCAATTGCAATCTTGTAAAACTACTCAAGAACGCAGATTCGGATAAAGAATCACTGTGTCAATCTTGTTTCAAAACAGAAACAACTTACGGTGAAACCCCACCCAGTTTCTCAGCTAAACTCCGTCAAGTTCAGGCAGAAGCTCCGTCAAAAGCTACCTTCACCGAATCAGAAATCAACGCTAAGATCAACCAAGTAATCAAAGACTTTGACTGGCAGAAAGCAGCTAGTGTTTATACTGCGCTTGGTTGGACTTGGTGTGAAATTGAAGGTGTGCCTACTGTTGGTGACTTGGTTGTAAAAGCTATGGAGTATATGAAACAAGCAGTTAAAATTGCTGTTGACAACCAAGAAGAAGGTTACGTTAGTTCTGGTGGGTTGATTGGTCGTGCGTATATTACGGATGGTGAACTTACGGTTTCACTTGAGATGCAAGTTACAGAAGCTAGTAGTGGTTATTGATTTTAGATTAGGAGTAATATGAGCTATCAAGTGTCAGCACAAGTCTACATTGGACTTCCTGTAGATTCTCTTACGAGTAAGTACCATGCGCAGGTGGTTGTTGAAATGGGTGAATACACTGGGATGGATATTTCTTATGCTTACGATGACATTCTGGTTGTAGGCTATAAAGTATGTTCTAGCGATGTTTATAGCTACAGCGAACTGACAGGACTTGATGACCTAGAAGAAAAGAAGGTTAACTTCAAGAATGTATTTGGAGTTGAACCGAGGTTGATTTTGACAGTAAGCATTACTTAAACAAAGGAGTAAGATTTGACAACAACAGCAAAGATTATTGCAGACAGTATCAATCCCTATGGTAAGCGTATTACTACGTTTGAACTTGAGTATCCTCGCCTAGTCCATTCTGAACTACTTACCCATAGAGCATTTAGCCGTAATGCTGCAAGTTCACGAGCCATTCCAATCAAGACCATGATTGAGCTTGTAGAAACTAACCCAGCAATGCCTGCTGAATGGGGTAAGAACAAAGCAGGAATGCAAGCAGATGAGCAGTTGGCACCTTACCAGCAAGAACAAGCAAAAGCTCTCTGGTTGGCTTCTAGAGACGAAGCTGTAAGGTATGCTAAAGCAATGTCTAGTCTTGGATTGCATAAGCAAGTAGTGAACCGTGTACTTGAACCTTATAGCCATATCAAGGTTGTACTGACAGGTACTGACTTTGAGAACATGTGGTGGTTGCGCTGTCATAAAGATGCCGACCCTACGTTCAAACTTCTAGCAGATACAGCGTATAATGTCTACAACGAATCTGTTCCTGTTGAACTATCCGTAGGACAGTGGCACATGCCTTACGTTGAATATCAAGTTGTTCTCGGTAAGCAAGTATTCTTTGATGAGCAAGGAAATAAGATTACAACAGAAGATGCTCTCAAACTTAGTTCATCCTGTGCAGCACAAGTTTCGTATCGTAGGCTGAATAAGGAGTTTGAAAAAGCAGAAGATATTTATAATAAGCTAATTGAATCAGAACGTGTTCACGCAAGTCCTACTGAGCATCAAGCAAAGGTTGGTAACTCCGTACTGACTTCTATTGAAGACGGAGTGACTGCCCTGAGTGTAAATGGTATAGATACTTCCGATTTGATTAGCGGTAATTTCACTGGTGGTTGGATTCAGCATCGTCAGTTGATTCCTAACAATGTTAAACTTGGTTAATCTAAGCATTTAACTAGAAACTTTCGTACAGCCATAGTAGAATTACTGTCCTTCAAAATCTGTGGTTCTACTACTGGCTGTATTCAAACATACAAGGAGAAATATGGCACTAAAGATTATGGCGCTCAAATATATCAGTCTCAGTGAAGTTCAGAAGATTCAACCTAAGTTTACCAGCAAGTACATCGAAGATAATAACGATGAGTTTCTTCAGGTATTGCATGAACTAGGTTGTGATATTAATGAATATGTAATGGTTCAGCACGATATTCAACATCGGAATATCTTCGGTGAAATTGTTATTTGTGATCGATACGTTTGTGATGAACGCATTGATAAGGAATGGTTAGATAGTGGTTATGCTACTGTTGAAGCCAAGGATAAAGCAATCGGTAGTAAGATTCTCACGGATAGCTATCGGTTGCGTGGAATGGTAGAGTCGGTTTAAGTTAAATTAAGATTATTAATAAAGGAAATTATGAGCATTACAAACAGCACAAATCAAGAATTCTTTACACCGTGGTCAAGCGTAGGTTACTTGACATATAAACGCACATATGCTCGTCGGTTGGATGAACAAGATGTTTACAGTGAAACTGAAGAATGGAAAGATACTGTTAATCGTGTGGTTAAAGCTACTCAGAAACAACTGAAGTGCGGATTCACGAAAGAAGAAGAACATCGGGTTAAGAAGTATCTGATGGAATTGAAAGGTTCTGTTGCAGGTCGTTTCTTGTGGCAGCTTGGTACAGATACTGTAAATAAACTCGGATTGGCTTCATTGATGAATTGTGCCTTTGTGACAGTAGACGCTCCTATTCGTCCGTTTACTTGGGCAATGGACATGCTAATGCTTGGTTCTGGTGTTGGTTATAACATTCAGAAAGCCAACGTAGATAAACTTCCAAAAGTACGCAAGAATTTCAAAGCCCCGAAACGCAAGGATGATTCTAGCGCAGACTATATTGTTCCAGATACTCGTGAAGGTTGGGTTGCGCTACTTGGTAAGACGCTCAAAGCAGCGTTCCTTTCGCATGATACTGGTAAACAGACATTTAGTTACAGCACACAATTGATTCGCGGTAAAGGTGCTCCGATTAAAGGCTTTGGTGGAACCGCATCTGGCCCTGAAGATTTGTGCTGGGGTATTGAGAAAATTTCTAAGGTGCTGGAAAACCGTAAAGGAAAGAAAGTACGCCCGATTGATTGCTTGGATATTATGAATATTATCGGAGCGATTGTAGTTGCAGGCAATGTTCGTCGTAGTGCTCAGATTGCTATAGGTGATTGTGACGATGTTGAGTTCTTACTGTCCAAGCGTTGGGACATGGGTACAATTCCATCTTGGCGTGCAATGTCAAATAACAGCGTTGTGTGCAATGATATTAGCGAACTGCATGAATACTTTTGGGATGGTTATAACGGTAAGGGAGAACCTTTCGGCCTAATTAATCTTGACTTGAGTCGTAAGGTTGGTCGATTGGGTGAAACTCAGTATCCCGATCCAAATGTTCAAGGTTATAATCCGTAAAATGTATGCGGATTTAAAATCTCTTCTGATTGACTTGGAAGCCTGCTATAGGGCGACAGGGGGCAAGCAACCAAAAGGTGTGCAGCCTGAGAGACTAAGCGAAGAGAACACCGTACAGGTGTATGCGATAGTCCAGCGCACAAGACGATATGTAGATGTAATTCGTTGGTGTGAGGTGCAGAGCAAAGTCTTGCTGATTATGAAACCTGCTGTTTGGCAGAAATCTTTTTACCTAACGTGGAGTCTTATGAAGAATTCGTAGATATTACAAAACTGCTTTACCGTATTAACAAACACAGTCTTGCACTACCTTGTCACAACAAAGAAACTGAAAAGATTGTCAATGCTAATATGCGAATGGGTGTTGGTGTTACAGGTGTACTACAAGCAACAGAAGAACAGAACTCTTGGTTGGACAATGCTTACAAGGAACTGCGTGCGTATGATGTTGAGTATTCCGCTAAGATGAATTGGCCCGTAAGTATCAAGCTGACAACCAACAAGCCTTCTGGTACGCTCAGTCTGCTTCCCGGTGTAACTCCCGGTATTCATCCTGCTTACAGCCAGTATATGATTCGTCGTATTCGTATCAGTGCTGAACACGCATTGGTTAATGTGTGCAAGTCTCATGGTTACGAAGTTGAATTTCAACGTAACTTTGATGGTTCAGAAGATCGTGGTACGGTAGTTGTTTCTTTCCCATTCAGTTATCCAGAAGGGACTGTACTTGCTAAGAATATGACTGCGATTGATCAACTGAAGGTTGTGAAGCGCATGCAAACTGCTTGGTCTGATAACAGTGTCAGTTGTACTGTTTATTATCGTAAGGAGGAACTTCCAGAAATCAAAGCGTACCTTGCTGAAAACTACAAAGATTGTCACAAGAGTTTGTCTTTCTTGCTGCATAACGAACATGGGTTTAAGCAGGCTCCTTTGGAAGAAATTACCAAAGAACAGTATGATGCTCTGGTTGCAAATACCTCGGTAATTACAAGTATTAACGGCAGTCTTGATTTTGATGGTTCTGACGAATGTGCTTCTGGTGCATGCCCTATTCGGTAATTAAAGATGAAAACGATTGGTGACTACGAATATCAACGCGAGTTTAGTGGTCGTTTCTACTTGAAGCGAATCACTAAGCAAGTACCTGATAGTGAAATCTATCCTGATTCTGTTGTACTGAACAGTCAAGAGCAAATCAACGATTGGCTCGATTGGATTACAGTAGATAAGTTTTGGGAAAAGATTTGGGCATAACCCACAAATAAGTAAACCTCCAGTTTTATCGCTGGAGGTTTTTCTGTATCTACATGACTTCATCTACAATAAACTAAGGATTAACAAATGCAACTGACCGAACAAGACCAACATAGACTCAATAGCTTCTCCTACGCATTAGTACAAAAGGTATTCTCAGAGTACAACCCAAAGAGCTACCCTTGGCATGATGTTATAGAGCAAGTAGCAGTAAACATCAGTAACCAACTAAAAGATTTTATATTGTTTGAACCAGAAGAAAAGCATAAACTTGCAGTACGATACACGCACAGCAGAGCAAAGTCTTATGCTGAAGGATTGATTGGGTATTAACTAAGGAGTAAACTATGGCTAACCAACAAATCAACTACCGCTCAGAACTCGTGAAGATGCTGAAGTATCTTCGTAAGATCAAACCAATGTACTACGAACTGAAACGTCCGAGTTACAGAGCTACTTACAAATGCAGCAACGGTATGGATGCAGAAGCAATGTATCTTCGAGAATATAACACAGTAGGTGAACTGAAGGAGTTTCTTGCGGATATTCCTGATGATGTATTTCTTGATATTAGCACAGAAGTAGACTACGGTGATTCCGGTGATACAATCCTGCGGTTTACTTATAACAAGTTTTGGGATGATCAGACTTATTATCACAGTATCAAGAAGCATTACATATCAGAACTAGCTAAGGAAAAAGCTAAGTATATTCCAGTTCCAACCGAAGAAGAATATCACGAAATGCTTGCGAAGATTAAACGGTATAATGACGCTAAGACTAACTACGTATCATGCTGATAGCGATTAACAAATAAGAAAACCCCTAGTTTTAACGCTAGGGGTTTATTCGTTTGTACAACCTCACAGATACCTCACGGAGCCAGACAGGTTGGAAACCTTCGGAAAGCCTTCTGTATCACGCTAGGAGCGATTTAAATCACGCAGGTAATACCAACGTAGCCTGCATAGAAATAACGCCTTAAATCGCGTTATACGTTGCTTAGAACAACCAGATTATTCTTGGTTCGTTCTATCCGTTGATCCAACCCGTGACTACCACCGTTGATTCTCTTGGTAAGCAATACATGATCTAATCTATCAGCAATAGCATTAAGTTTACTCTTATCCCAAAACCAACCAGCAGAAAGCATTGCATTAACCGGAAGTAGTAACAAGTCAGGCTCTGCAATAAAATCTATCCCTAGATCCTTAGACAACATCCGGTAGTTATCTTTTCCAGTAATCTGAATACAACCTCTACCTCTGTACTTCCAACCGTCACCAGAAGATTCATCACCGTTGCCCATACGATTAGCATAGACTTTATTAGCAATCTTCTGCGGGTTCTTAGCGTAGATTCTTGCGTTGGTACTATCGAATCTATTAGGCCAAGTCTTAATCAAACCTTGCTCAGAATAATTCAAGTTTTCTTGAAGGGTTGTTAACCCACCAGATTCATGCGCTAATTGAGCACAGAAACAAGCAATGCGTTCTCTGGTTGTAATCTGATACAGTTTCAGCGTACCACGTAAGAAAGGATTGAAAGTAGTAGCAGTCTTAATGTCAGTAGCAAATAACTTTGCGGTAGTTTCAATACTGATTTTTAATGAGCTATCTGTTCCGTTGTTACTTAGCATTTTGTCGTTCCATCAAGAGACTGTTCTTGTCTGCACTTGACTTACTTGAACCGAAGAAGAAGTTGACAATACTACCAATCAGAGTACCCAAAAGAAATCCTAAAATTGTATCCACCAGACGAACACTAGAATCAGGAATAACCATAAAAGTAACACAGAAAATATATGTACTAGCAAAGACACTCCAGAACGAAGCTAGGTAATAAACAAACCTTTTACTGAATACGTCTTCTTGTTGCAATGCTGATTTCTGCATATCCCTAGCATTAGCTGTATTAGCATTGTCAGCAGTAATCCTGAATTCTTCATGCTGAATAGCTGCTGCTTTAATTGCAGTAATTTCTTCAGAAGTCATTCCGGGTTTCAATTCAACACCTAATTTATCGCTAACATAGTCAATACCTTTATCAGCTACAACCTGAGCAACTTTAGGTAAATTGTTCTGAATTAACTGACTAATAATCCCTGCGAGTATAGGCAGCATATCAACCTCCAATTCCTGATTGTTTAAGCACAACAAGTCCTACAATACAAAGTACACCGAGTACACCTTTGTAGAACCAATCTTTCATCCTAGCAACATCTAGCTGTTCTTTCTCAAGAGCAACTACACGTTTCTCCAAAGCAACTAACTTGGTTTCGCATTCAGCTTGTACTTTATCTACACGCTCGTTAACCTTCTCGGTAGCCTTGAGTACACGTTCCATCGAATCTGAAGTAGTAATTGAGCGTTCTTCCAAGCGTACTAATTGCTGTACAACCTTAGAGAACTCTGCTAGTGTTTCTGTAAGTCCTGTACGAACGTCTTTAACGTCAGTATGTAACTGTCCTACTCTATCTGCGATAATCTGAATGGTAGTATCACTTGTATAGTCTTGGTGTTCATTGCTATTGTTCATACCAACCTCAGATTCTTATAGCAGTATTCGTGCAGTTCACCGGGAGAATACAAGTGTGGGTTAGGAATACCGAGAGCATCTGCGCATCTTTCTGTGCAGAAGTACCTCGTAAGGCTCTGTTTGATTTTATTGTATATAAACCTTGCAATACCAAGCCAATCATAACCTGCTGATTTAGATTCTTCTAGGACTTCACCCATGTGCAATACATCAATCTTGCTGGGATCAATCTGCACAAAATCCCATTGACTGTTATCGTAGTACCTTACTCGTTGTACCGCACCTTTCAATGCAAGACTAGAATAAGATACGCCATTGATAATCAATTCGTTATGTGAGTGTTTCTTTTTAGTAACTAATCGGATAAGAGAATCAAACGGTTGAAATATATCAAAACCATTATCTTCTCCTTTATAAGAAGCTAGTGTAATTTCCATAATTTACTCCTTTGTTTATCGCAGTTCGTACCAACGATATACTGTTGTGGAAACATCTGATACAGTTACTTTGTATTGAGCACCGGGAGGGACAATCACAGTAGCAACGTGATTGCCACCCTTGCTTGCAGCACCAGCAGTACCGAAACCACCGAGATAGATTGGGTCTGTAAGTCCACCACCGCAATACACATAGCCGAGAGACCAAGTATCTGCTGCCTGTTCAAACCCAATCATCAAGCAGATTGACCTACCTGTGTTGTTAGTGTAAGCTGTATCCAATGCACGACTACTTAGCATGTTCTGCCAAGTTTGTCCTTCACCGATAGAATCTGTTGCTGTAATTGGGATGCTAATATTTGCACTACCATCAAAAGAAGTAGCAGTACCAGTAGCTTTACCGGAAACAGCGATAGTTCTTGCAGTAGAAAGCCTTGATGCGGAAGTAAGATTATTGAGATCAACCCACGATGCAGATACACCGGGAGTATGTGCTGTAACATCTGCTACGTTAGCTACGAGCAACCAAAGTTTGCTAGAATGCAGTACACAAGCAGGAACAACAAGTGCTCCGGTAAGAGAACTCCAAGCTCCTTTGAAGTTTGCACTAGCAATAGCTACTGCGGCGCTGTTAGATGCGCTGGTTGCGTATCCGTTTACTTCTGAAGCTACGGCATTAGTCTGTGTACCAAACGTAGGTAGTGCAGCAACGAAAGCATCTGCCTTATCACTAAATGTAGCTGGATCAGCACGGGAAGGTGCATCGGGTAGTGCTGTAATTGTTGTCATATCATCTCCTTATTATGTTATTAAATCAAACCTTCAATTTCGATATTGCAAATAGAATGTGTAGGGTATGGAATCTCAGTGTTAAAATCCTTGTAGAATCCGTACACAATCAGTGCTTCTGAAAAGTCACTAACATCAGTAGCAATGAACACACAAGGGGTTGCTCTGATTGAATATAGAAACTTCTGTACTTTATTCAAGTTAGTATTCAGCACATAAACTGAAGCATTAATTCTCTTTGAGTAATTACCTTGAACTAAAACAGTAGCACCAAACTCATCAGTATTCTTCTTTGAATAGTCAATGATTCCAGAAGATGCGCCGTATTGTGTACCACCAATTACTTGTAATGTACCAAATATAACTTCACCTACTTTAATAGTACCCGAACCACTGAAAGTAAGGAAAGCTACGGCATCGTTATACGGTGGAATATCCCTGAAGATTACTTGATTCTGTTGCTCAATTGGAGTAAAGAAATAGTCATACCAATCTACTACACCGTCAATCATACTTACAGTTTGATCGTAAACAGTAGCACCAAACAATCCATTCTTAACCACAAGTCTTACGCTACTGCAATCGATGTTAATCAACGCCATAGCATCCATAATACCTGTCTCTACTACAATAGACATTGGAGAAGCACTAACGCTCTGTGTACTGACAGTCTGATCAAACATTGCTCTTGAATTTGTAGGCCCAATACGAACCCACTTAGTAGGACTGATACTAGGTTGGTGATTGTGATTACCGTTAACCAAAGATTGATACCTACCAAGCGTAGTTTCGTATACAATATCTCCGATAGCATATGTTGTACTGGAACTCCAAGCAGCTTCTGTTTCAGGTACATTCGTACTGAATATCATTGATTCATAGACTCTAGTCTGTTTTATTACTTTCATATTATCCCTTAGAATAGAAGGGTGGAATTAACCACCCCTCATACTTCATTACGCTAACCTATCGCAAATACAAAGTATTATGCTAGGACAGTAACAGTCAACGATTGACCGTCCTGCATTGCTCTATCAAGTATCTTTGCAGTCTTAGCATTATGCGAAACATCTGCACGAATCTCATCCCGCAAACCGCTGATATTGTCAACCAGTGAAGTAAGCAGCATTTCAACCCTAGCAGCGTTAGTAGCTTGACTTGAAGCAGCAGTAGAACTCGCCGTATTACCAGCAGGTTGAATCACTGGAGACAACACAGAACTGTTAGAACTCAAGTTAGAGACTGAGGTCTGATTGCTGTTAATCGCAGATACATATGCGGGTAATGCAGCACCAAGCTGTTGTGAAGTAGCGTACAAGCTGTTGCTCAAGTAAGATTGAATCTTCGTTACTTCAACCTGCGATACAGCTTGATTCTTAACAGTTTCTTCAATCTGCTTTGACAACTCAGGTAGCTTTTCAATAGCTGATTTATCACCAGCACGAGCAAGTTGAGTCATCATTCCAAACTCAGCAAGCATTGCAGTTTTACCTACGGTTGAAGCTGAATTACTACCAACGATTTCACCGCGCAATCTATCTGCTTCGTCAATTACACTGCTAGTCATAGCCTCAACAGCATTTTTGATTTCATAGAAAGCACCTGACAGACTAATCAAATTAGCAGCAAGTTCTTCGTTACCAGCAATCAACGCATCGTCAACCAATGCTTTATACGCAGCAGTAGAATCTGGAATTGCAACACCAAGTTTAGCAAGTTGCTTATTCAGTGCAGTAGTAGCAATTTCAATTCGCTGTTCTTCTGGATAGAAGTTCTGGAAGTAACTGCTCAGGCTTTGTGTAGCAGTTTGAATACCCCCGAATTCAGCAATAAGTTCTGAAGTAGCATCGGAAGTAATACCAGCAAAAGCATCGGAAGCAGCACCGAGGTTATCCAGTGCATCTTTCATTGCTACAATACCAGCAAGAGCGTTCTGCATACTTTCAACACTAAACTTATCACCAAGTTCTGATACTACGTTCTCTGCCCATTTAGGTAAGTTAATAGCATCAAGAGTTTTCTTTACAGAACCTGCAATAGCTTCGGAGAGTTTAGCTTGAGCTTCACTTTCAGATAGACCTAAGAGATTAACCTTAATTGCATCTACGCTGGATGTTACGGTTGTATCAAACTTATCAGCAAAGTAGGTAAACGTCTTATCGATACCTTGGTAGGTAGTATTCAGCATTTGTTGCATCGCAGGATCAAGCGCAGAAGTAGACGTTTTGTTACTACGGAACAATCCACCTTTGCTAAACGAGTAGCTATTACCAGCAAATGAATTACCAGAGTATTGACCTTGCACACCAGAGTCAGTTAACTTACGTCCGAATGCTCGGTTAAATACACCAACAGCAGCACCAGCAATAGGCCCAAAGTAAGCACTTGCAGCAGCAGTAATGGTGTCTACAAGTTTACTTTCACCTGTGCTATAACCACCAGAGATACCTTTTTGTAGGCTCATACCGATACCTGCACTGCTCAAACCTTGAACAATAGAACCTAAAGTAGAAGTACCACCAGCACCAATTTGATTAGTCATTCCGGGGATTCCACCTGAAGTAAGACTGTTCAGTTGAGCCTTGATAAAAACAGTAATTGGTTTCATCAGTTCTGCTTGCAAGATACTACGCAGTTTAGCAGCACCTGATTTACCACCTTCGGTAAGTCCTGTAACTAAAGCATCTGCAATAGACTGCTGAAGTTTATCTGCTTCAATCAGCTTATCAAGTCCGGATTGAGTATTGATATTCTGTAACTTCTGGTTATATGCTGTATTAGCATAAGCACGCAGAGTATTCTTATCTACACCTTCACCTTTCTTTTCAATATCAGCAAGTTCTTTCTGTAATTCAACGTAGGCTTTACGTTCAGCAGTCAACCGCTTCTGTTCATCAGCAGTCATACCGATAATCTTCATTTGAAACTCAAGGTCATTCTGAAGTTCAACAGCATCATCAATCTGCTTCATACCAGTAATCAATGCTGCTTTATTCTCAGCATGACGCTTGGCTAACAAATCAACGTAGTCTTTCTCAGCTTCAATCATTTGTTTATAAAGCACCAATTGCTTTTCTGTCTTTTGATTCTCAAGGTCAATAGCTAGTGCAATCTGGTAAGCGTCAATGATTTTCTTATGATCAGCTTTAGCCCATTCAGGTGAAGCAACAACCTTGAGTAAATCAACTTGAGATTTAGTCAGGTCGTTCATTTTACCTTCAGCTTCAGCAGCATCACGGGTGAATAAACGGATAGACTTATCTGTGAACTTTTCTTCTGCGCTACGGGCAACAGGAGAATCTTTGTACTTCTTATTAATCAGTTCAAGACCCTTGTCGTATTCTGCTTGCGTGATAAGATTATTTTTTAATAAACCAGAGTATTTATTCTGGTAAGCAATAATTTCTTTCTCACGTTTTACTTGATTATCTGCATATCTATCCTGATCTTTACGAAAACTTGCAAGTTTGCCATTAACATCTGCTTGTAGTTTCATTTCTTCAGTTACTTGCTGGAGTCCAGAACGCAAACCGTCAGTGTCTTCTGTAGAGAACCGAAGTTTAGTTCTCGCACCAAGTCCCTCAACATCCCCTAGAATGTCATCCTTAACTCGTTTGAAAGCGTTGTACATACCAGAAATACCAGATTCTTCTGTTGTCAGTATATGGAAAAATCCACCAATAGCTTTAGCAAGCAATTTTACAAAAGACCATGCAGAATCTACCACAGCAGCGAACATTGCGAAACCAATAGTAAGTCCACTAATGATTGGGCCTGTTCTAGTAAGTTTGGTAAATTCATCCCAAACGCCAGAAACAGCAGTCTTGATATTCAACCAAAGTTTTTCAACAGGAGATAAGCTGAGTCTAGCAATTTCAGCCTGAGCTTTGGTTACTTCGCTATAGACTTCAATAGCTTTTATAGCAGCTTCTCTAGTTTTACCTTCTTCTTCAAGGTCAGATACTAGTTGCAAGGTTTCAACTGAAACTAACCCTGTTTTATGAGCAATTTCAGACAAAGCATCAGATGGGCCTTTAACCATGTCTGCGTATTTTGAAACAGTTTTGTCTATAGATACACCTAAATATTTATCCATATCAATAGCAGATTTTGTAATGTCATCAATAGACTCTTTTACAAATACACCTTCTGATGCCATGAGTGTAAGAACGTCTACGGTCTTTGTAACAGACCCATTAACTTCACTAAGCGATAAGGCATAATCAAGCGCAGCTTGTTTTGATAGGCCCATACTTACACCACTTTCAGCAACAGCCTTTGACAGAGCAGACTCTTGTTTTATAACATCTGTCAGTGCAACACCAAGTGCAACTATAGTTGCTATACTGGATACAATACCAATACCAGCAAGAATACGGACACCCTTACTCATGCTACCAATCATTCCGTTTAGTGCTGGAAATTTTTCAAGGAGTTTATCTGTTATAAAATCTACACCAGATGCCTTTGAAACAAAATCAACAAGGGCATCACCTGTATCTTCAAACGCACCTACAATAAAAGAGTTAGCAGCCGTACCAACATCTATGAAACCTTGTACAATTTGCAAAGATGCTTGTGACATAACTTGTTTGAGTTCGTCGCCGCTGAGTGCCGCTTGAGTAAGTACACCGCGAAGCTGATCACCCTGTTGAATCATAACGAGCAGGGGGTTCTGCCCACCAGCAAGAGAAATACCAATGTCACCCAACTGAACAGAAGTAGCACGGGCAGCATAATCCAACCTATCAAGTTGTTCTTTTTTACCCTTCTCTTTATTTAAACGATCAACTTCAATCAGGGTCTTGGAGTAATTACGAAGTCTTTCTTCTGCAACATCAGCAGCAACTCCCGCTTGTTTCAATTCTTTGCTATATTTATCAAGACGGTTTGCGGTAGATACACCAACAGCAGAATCAACACCCTGAATTTCACCTTTCAATCCAGCAAGAGCATTTGATGCACGACTAGATTCTTTATCAAGAAACGCCTGTGCCTTAGCTACTCGATTTGCAGCATCTTCTTGTGCTCGTAAATCAGTAGAGTTAGTCTGTTTGAATTCTTGATATACCGCTTGACTACGCTGCTTTTCAAGCATTTGAGCAGATTTTTCCTGATCTTCGTAGTATTTCTTCCACTCTTTACTGCGTTCTTCAACACCCTTAATTTCAGCGTCAATAGAATTCTTCAAGTCAATATGTTTCTGCCTACCAATATCGGTAGCAAGTCTCTGTGCTTCTTCTTGCTGCTTACGTTGGTTATTAGCAAGTTCAACTGCTACTTTATCAGCGTTCTTTGCATCTTCAATCAGTGTGTTATACTGCTTTGCCTTCAGTGAAGTCTCTTGCTTAATTTGGTTGATTCTAGCTGCAAAATCAGCACCGTCTGTACTCATACCGAGACTAGCAAACTTCTGACGTTCAGATTCAATGTCACGAGCAAGTGCAATAACCTGCTGACGAGTCAATCCCAGCCCTTCCCGCATTAGAGCATTAACACTGTTCAGTTCCGTAATATTCTTTGTAAGTTTCTCTACACCACTAGCAGATTGATCAAAAGGATTAACACCAAGAATTTTATTCAAGTCCTTAACGCTGGTTGTGTACTTCATCATTTGATCGGTAGAAGCACCTTGCAGTTTCAACGCAGCAATGCGGTTGGCTTGACCGTTGGTATACACACGTTGCAACGAAAGTTCACCATCGCTTAATTGCAGGGTTGTACCACGAAGTACATCCATTGCAATTTTCTGCTTTTCAAGCGTATATGTTACTTTGTCAACTTTATCACCAAGATCAGCAACACCTTTGGTAACGCTAGGAGCAACCACAGGTTTATCGCTGTCTTTACGCAGAGATACCAGTGACTCTTTAAGCTGTTTAACTTGGTCATCTGTAGCTTTCATTGCACGAGCATTACGCAGTACAACAGCTTCTGATTTGCTGAATCCATCTGCAATATCTTTAGCAGTTTGATCAAGCGTTTTCTGCAAATCTTCTACGGTTTTCTTCGTGCGTTTAACGCCCTTCTCAACCTTGGATTCACCACTACCGTTAGTAGCAGCAATACCACCAGCGGTTACAGTAGGCATTTTACCCATAGCAGCCAACGCAGCGGTAAGCTCCTGAACTTTAGCAGTAGCTTGTTCCAATGCTTGTGTATCTACAGCAAAACTAATCTTGTCTAGTTCAAGAGCCATATATTATTCTCCGGTTATTATTATTGTTTTCTTTCTGGATACTCTTAGTCAAGTACGCATAAAGAAAATCCCTCAAAAGAGGGAATTAAGTTTACTCAGAGCTACACCTATTTGGTGTAGCGATTTAGCTTTCAGATTTTACTTATTATTATTCTTAGCTTTTCTTGCGTCTTCTTGTTGTTTCTTTTCTTGCTGTTCTCTGAATATATTCAAGGATATTTGATCAAACATTTTAATTACATCTACTTCCCAAGATTCAGGTTCAATAGATTGCAATGCAAAGTACGCTTGTATTTCTGAGTAAAGTAATGGACTTGCTCCAAATCCACTAGAAGGTCTAGCGTTGTTTAATGCAAGAAACCAATTCCAACAATATCTGAATACTTCTGGAAACGGTAAAGGTTCTAGTTCTTTTGGAGTAAAACCTAATGATTTAGAAGCATTGATCAAATGCTGTCTAAGCGAGTTACCGTCAGATTGTAATTCAGCTAGTTGGAACTGCTGCTTGCAATAGGCTCTAGCCTGTTCTAATTCTTCAGCTACGAAAGTTGGTGATTTCAGCAGACTCCCGGTCTACAGCCTCACGAACCCAATCATTTTCTGCGTAGAATTTCTTAGCGTTAGATTCGGTAAATGCAAGTTCTTCACCATCCACAACAATACCTTTCCAACCAATAGTCTTAACTACAGCTTTCTCAATAGCTTTCTCGTAGTATTCTTCGATTGGTACAACCTTGTCAGCGTTACGCCCGGACTTGGCTTTCTGTTGTTCACGGTTGAATTGAGCGCGGTTATATGCTTGCACAGTCTTGGATGCTTCACCACGGACAGTAATGAAAGCATCAGTACCTTCACCTGTAATCGGATAAATCAATTCAAACTCATAACCAGCTTCAGCAACTTTACCTACGTTATTCTTACCAAAATCAAAACCCATATATAAACTCCTTTTATTAAATTAATCAAATTAGTAAGCACATTACTTACATAGCGCAATTATAGCACCGCAAGTTATACAATTCAAGTAAATCTTGTTATAACACAAAAGCAAAAACCCCAAAGGTTTTATCCAATGGGGTTAATGTTTGTATCAGCTTAGATTACAGCAATCGGGGTGATTACAGCGTAGTATCTTGAATCTGAATAGTAGTCTCAGGCAAACCGGCAGTAGTTACGCTATTCAGCAAAGCACTGAAAGGCATAGTAGCAACGATTGCGCTAGCAGCATCTGCTTTGGTAAATCCGCTGAATTTAACTGCTGGAATAACGATGGACATTGCGTCAGCGTTCTTAGCATCGGAAGTACACAGCGCGATCACCAGCGATACTTCAGTTTCATTATCAAAGTAATCACGGAAGGTTGTATCTGTGAAGTACACGCTGATTGAACCAGACACACGAATCATATCTGCGAAAATATCTGCTTGGCTATTACTACCAACAACTACTGCACCAGCAAGACCACGGTCAATGCTAAAATCAGCAGAAGTAACCAGAGCAACGGGAGAACCGTTAGCAATCAATGCGCCATTAACAGCAGCAAAGATTCCGGTAGTACCAGTAGCAGCAGGAGAACTGAAATATTGGCTAGTACCTTTGATTGACAAGTCTTTACCCATACCACCGAAGTCACAAGTAACCATACCAGAAGCAGGGATTGATACGTTCATTGAACCAATCTTAAATCCGGTGTATACTTCGGACTGAGCAATACCAGAGTACCATTCTTCAATAGTAAAGGAATCATCAGTATGAGCAGACAAAGGAGCCTTGGTTACTTTACCTGTTACAGTAGCGGTTACACTAGCGATTGGGCCTTCAGCTACAAGCAAGGTAGAACTAAGCAATTCCACGGTAAGCACCAGAGCAGACATGCTAATAACAAGCAAGTTGTTACCTACGTTAGCGGCGTTCAAACCAGCGCCAGTCAAACGCACGATATTACCTACGGTAACACCATCAGTCAAGAACGAACCAGAAGCACGAGTAACAGTATAGACATTACCAGATACAGCAGCGATGGTTACACCAAGACCTGTAATAGCAGTAACAGCAGTGAAGTCCTTAGATACAGCAGCGGCAATAAAATCTGCGTATGAACCGGGAGAAAGTTCACCATTCAACGAACCGTCTACGCTACGAGCACCGTGACGAGCATCCACTACTTGACGGTAGGTATTAATCTCGTTTGATTCGTAGAATTCTTTACTCAAGTTAAAGTCAGCAGTAACACGACGAAGTTGCTTACCGTCAGAACTACCAGCAGCAGTACCGAATGTAGATTCTTTCTTATAGGCAACTACTTTATTTACACCTTTTGCGATTGTCATTTCTTTTCCTTTTTGTTTTAAGTTTAGTTTTAGCTAACTACTTCAGCAGTTAGATTGACTAGCACAGGTATAACTAATCTGTCACTAGCAATTATCGAACCGCTAATCTGCGGTGTACTTAGTACGTGAATTCTGATAGTACCTTCTGTTATGGTAGTACCTTTTTTGAATTTATCTCTAATCAGTTCAGCACGAGCTAAACCAGCAGCAGTACCTTTACCAAGAACATCTACAACGAATACTTGCATCTGCACTAACTCACGGTGATAACCTGTACCGAACGTAGGGTCTTCTGGAGATTGAATCGAGTATTGAACTCGCTGGTACATCGCGTTGTCTGGTGGGTTGAACTTAACACCTTCATACGCAGTAGATACCGAAGGAGCAATTGTCGCTAGCTGACGGTTAGCTGCTTTTTCAATGTCTGTAATAACGGACATATTTAACTCGCTTTGTAATAGTTAGGTAAATCAGCACGATATACTGCTTGGACTTGATTTAGCGTTGGGCCTTTGATACCGTTAGGAACTTGCTTAGAACCTAAGCCACCTTCAAGTAATTGAATGTAAGGGCCAGCGTTAGTAATATAGAAGGTTTGACCTAGCTTATATGAAGCAGCATCTGAGATTAAATCTCCAAGTGCCCAATCACCGTTGTAGTATTCTTGTAATACCTGATCATCTTTATCAGAATATCTCCAAGAACCTTTAGCAAATCCCGATTGTGGTTCTAGTCCAGTTTCTCTGTATCTACGCTGATACAAACTAGCGAATAATTGATCGTCACCTTCTGGAGTATTATCAATAGCTTTTTCAGCTACGTCAGCAGCGAATCTTTCAACCATACCTTCTAACTTACGTTTCATTTCTATTTCAAAATTAACTAAGCTGGATACAGCAGCATCTACTTTAGCTACAAGCATGGTTTAACCTCAAGAAGCAGTAGCGATTAGTTTATACATTACAATCTGACCCGAAGCATAGTGCGATTGAATCGCTTCTACTTTAAAAGTCCTAGCTTCATAACTTATCGTATCTTGTACACTAGGAGTAAACCCTAGTGAATCATTAGCAAGGTAAAACATAACAGCGTCTTTACCCACGTAATCCGGGAAGCTATACGCAGTAGCACGAATATGCTTAGGGTACATTGTCAACGTATATGAAGTTTCAGTATTAGTTACCGAAGCAGTCTCAATATCGTATGTACCTGTAACGATTGATTTGTACGTTAAGCTCGTACCGTGCAATGCGATAAGACGCTTGGTTGAATCTAAGAATCTATTTGACATAGCAATCCTTAGATATTCAAGCCGGAAACGTATGTATATTCCTTGCTTTGTTCTGACGGTAAAGTAACTAGGTTATTATCTGCGTTATCAATTACAGATTGAATATCTGCGTTGCTGATACCGCCGAAGTAGCTGGTGATACTGTCAAAGAGTCCGTTTAGGTTAGGGTTGCTGATATATAACCTCAAGGCTTCTTTATATGAGTCGGAAGCAGCCTTCCCATTGATACTGAAGATGTCAACTGATTGATCACTCGCGTTAATCGAGAGTTTGAACAGGACGGTCTTAGCGGCATCTAATGCAGACCTTTTAATACTGTCGTTGTTTTTGGTCAAGAAGTACGAGTACTCATCGTCTGAGAGAATTGGCAGTGCTACGTCCGTATCTCCAATCTCAAGTCTTACTTTTTGGACGTTGGTCAATGCCATTATTACTCCTTAGTTTTATTCTAGGCTATATCGTTGGGATAGTATGTTGAATACTTCGGATGAGAACCATTCGGTGATACCGTCTTTTACGCGGTGGTACTGTCCAGTTTTGTTTTTACGCAAGACGTTAGAATCGGTATGCTTTTCAGCTTCTGTACGACACAACCTATATTCTGAGAATTCGGTATGTAACTCTGATTCAAGTTTGTCAGCACCAAATCTATCTTCAAATGAAGCAAGAGTGAATACTTCGTAGTTCTTATTGAGTTTCAAAGATTTAGCTCTGCGGATAGGGTCGTTTGCAGTGCCTATTTTATAGATGAATAAATCACCTTCAACTTGTAGTTTGATAAGATAAGTAGAATGAGGTTGTACCCATCGACCGTTCAAGGAAACTTCAAACTTTCCTTTTAGTACATTCGTATTATATGCTTTAAAAGTAACGCCATCTTTATTAATATAGTGTATGAGTATGTCTTTTCCTGGTAACTTTTCAGTGCTGATAAGGGTACAAAATTTATTCAACAATGCTGATTTGTACTTATTCATTAGGCAAGTTTCACACCTATAAAATCCAAGTCTAAGTTGACCAACGCTTATATTACTATGTGTTTTGCAAATATTACACTCTGTCTTAACATAAGTTGTGTCAATGTCAAAATATTTTCCAATAAATTTTAAATTTAACTTATCACAAAAATCTTTATATTTTATGTTAAGACAACCTTTACATAAAAATGAAGATTTTACTAAGTGAGATAAGCTAACACAATTGGTCTCGTGACACTTAGTACAAATAACGTCAACATAGGTATGTTTACTCCCTTCTTCTCGTCTAGCAGTTTCCCATAAAACATTTCCAATTTTATTATCTAACGAGAGTTGATTAGTAATTCTTACTTTTGTTTTATCTCTGACAGTTACTTTCTTCATAATCTCCTTCAAGATTTAATATAGGTCAAGGCTATCCGGCGAAGGAACCGGAAGTGCTTACAGACACTTTCGCCTTGGTAAACCTGACTGTAATCAGGCTGTAAGTTGCTTTATCAATTTATGATAACATCAGAATACTGAATGTCAATACTCTGGTGTTACCCCACTGGAGTTAACCAATGGGAAATCTCAGAAAGCCGAATTAACGGCTAACCAATTACGCTCAAGCCGTAAAACCTCTGGCGACCAAGTACGGTTTACGAATCACATTCAACATGTTACATTCGGCCTCAATCTTGATTTCTTTCAAGTCTTGAGTGCGTTGAGTCCACATGTACTCGGGGAGGCCGAACGTGCCGACGAAGCCAAAGCGACGAGCTGGCCCCATGTACGTTGTGAAACCGTCCGTGCCTTCTGCAACAAAGATACAATCCTTAGCGGTAATCAGCGTAGTACCAGCCAGAACAGTAGGAACTTCAATGAAGTTGATGCCACCAAATCGGAACGTCCTGTACAGTTGCAAAGCACCGGCACCATTCTGAGCACGTTCACGCTGGATGTTAGCTCCAGCAATCTGCATTTGTGCAGTGTACGAGACTTGTACCTTCGCGTGAGCTACGAGAGCCGAGAAAAACGCAGGAGAAGCATAGCCAGTCACGCCAGTAATAACTTCGTCACCCTGCGCCTTAGACTGGAAATCGCTGATGATAGCTTCGCACTTCGCGATAATATCGGTAGTGGCAGTACCCAACACGAAGTCAACTTCATTGCGGGTGTAACCGAAATCGGTGTAGAAGTTACCAGAGATAGTGCCTCCAGGCGACCACACGTTACCAGTACCGAGAGTCTTGAAACGAGCAATTTCACGAGTAACAGCAAAACTACGGCGAATCTTTTCCATTTTGCGCACAATAGCAGCACTTTCGGTATCTTCAACAGACAAATCATTGTAAGCAGACTTACCTTGAATGTCAGAAGGATACAGAGCATCAACGACTTGATGGTGCGTAAGCGCGTAACTATGAATCTTGCGCAGGTCATTACCAACAGTCATAGGCTTAGAACCGGGGATAGAATCACCGATCACCACAAGACTTCCAGAATTCTCTTGGAAGGTTGCCACATGTGTAGTCAGGGATTCTTCTTGGAACAAACCGCTGGAACCCAACAGAGTCCACGATTGTGGAACTTTCAGCAGACTTTGTGTCTGATCTACGACTTCAAAGTTGTTCGAGTAGGAACGAATAGTCATGGTGTATTTCCTTTATTTATAATTATTATTAAATTCGTATTAAGCAGCGGCTTCAAGCAGTTGCATACCGGCAGCAGTCATTGCTGCGTACACTACGTTTTTCTTGGTAGAATCATCGTAAGTAGAATCCAGTACAATACCAGCCTTCTTAATGCCGATTGGGCCGCGAGTAATCAGCACAACGCTAGTATCAGTAGAACCTGCAATAGTCACCGCTTCACCAACGATACCACCGAACACTTTAGAACCGTCACTTGCGGTTTCAACTGCGCGTTTATACTTACCACCGGAAGTAACCTTACCCATGACAGTACCAACAGCCAAAGTACCTGCGGTATCATTCACGGTAACAACTTCAGTGCAATAAGCGTATGAAGGCAGGTATTCATGTGCAACCAGATTGCTGCGAGTGTGAACGCTTGTAGAAATAACAGACATATTTATTCTCCTAATTTAATTATTGTTTTACGCCAAACTTGGCAGCGATTGCGCGATCCAGCGCAGATACAGGATTAGTTTCTTGAGGTTGAACATTCAGTCCTTTTTCAACAAACATATCTGAAGTAGTAATCGAATTCATCATTGCTTCAATAGCAGCAACAAACGCGCCAAAATCATCTTCAGATTCAAGGCTCAGACTTGCTTTCGTGATAATTGCACGTTGTACTTCGTCTTTAACCAGTACAGCAATCTTGTCTGACTTAGACTTAATCACTGCTTGTTTTTGTACTTCTTCAATTTCTTTCAGTTTATCAAGTGCTTTCTGAAGTTCAACTTGCTTATCTTGCAGTGCTTTTTCCACTGCTGTCAATGCTGATTTTTCAATCATTTCAACTTCAGGAGTACCTTCGACTTTTTGTGTCATAGCTTTCTCCGTTTTCTTTTTACCAGAAGGAACAACCTTCGCTTTACCCGATTCTTTAGCGATTGCTACGGCTTCGGTTGAGCCTTCTTGTGCCTTAGCTTTATCAGCATCCAGCAAAGCCTTTTCGATCATTTGCTGATCTTGAAGAATCTTGAGATAATCTTCAGGTTTAATTGCAGCAAGTGCTTCAGTAATAGATTCAGCAGAGTTCAAGGATTTCAGAACTTCAAACGATTCAATCTTCTTGTTCAGATAATCTTCGTACCAGTTATCAGAGCTTGATGTTTCATTCTCAGGTTCAACATAACCAAGCATACGTGCAAGAACTTCAGCATCTTCGTAGTACAATCCGAATACTGTACGAAGGAACTCTGGAAGTTCATACGTCACACGAACTTGCTGCATCTTCTCAACGAATTCTTTTGGATAACCTTCAGTGCTTTTCAGAACCAATGCGAACCCGCAAGCATTCGCTGGGCCACCTTGTGCAGCACTAACCAATGCAATGTGAGCGTTATCACCTTTGAAATCTAGGTTTTTAAGCACACGCTTTTTCTTTTCAGTAGTCATTTACATCCTTTATATTTATTCGGTTTCAACTTCGTGCACTTCTGCCATTGCACCGATGCTTAAACCCGCAATTGCTCCAGATTTGATTGCTTGCCAAACGTCTTCAGTATTAGCTTGCACAGTAGCCAACCAAGTTCCTTTTGTTACAAACTTATCACCAATCTGCATATCAACAGGAGCTACGTAGCTTTCTACAATATCAAACGATGTAGTCGCCTGCATATGAAACAGATTGGCTTTACGGCAAAACAAATTGAAGTTGTGACAACCTGCTCTAACAGTAGCTTCATCTACGGTATCACCGTGCAGATCAACTTCATCTGGTACAAGCACTACGAACGTAGCCTGCATCAGTTCAGTATCTTCTGTTGATTTGTAGATTTGGATTAGTTTCGATTTACCTTGCATAAATCTCCTTTTTATTCTTTTAGTTCATTGCGCTACTTACTATTAATTAACGCATACAACAACGGAAATAATTATAGCAGTATTTACTAATATAATCAAGTTAAGGTGTACGGTAGTTAAAAACTATCGTATAACTTGCGTTAGAATGCCAGTAGCAACCTTGGTTCAGCCTACAAACAACCACAGAGTTTTATACAACGCTCTAGGAGCGATTATTTCTCGTAAGGCTACGTAGGTATCAACTCAAGATTTAAAACGCTTGTAGCGTGCTGTGTGAGGCTTCCAGAGGCATTCCCGCAAGTCAACCTACTGCTGTTTCTACTCGACTCAAGCAACAGAAAAGAATCTTTGAAGTTTCTTATCTTTTTACTTGAAACTTCCAGTAAACCAGTGTACAATTCAAGTCATACCAGCAGCGTGATCATGCGTTGTAAGGAGTTCGGGTAATTAGGGTAGCATGGAGTTGCTATCACAATGTCATTCATCAAGTCTTGACTATTGCCTTTTTGTTGCTAAGGAAGCCCCGGTAAACAACAATCAAAAACGATGAGTGCAAATTCTCAGTCAAGCTCCCGTTCTTCTATTCATATCTGTATTGCGAAAAGGGTAACTCAACGGTGTGGAATGCAGCTTAACCGCTCCTACATCGAGTTATAAAATACAGACGAGCTTCTAGTGACTGGTACACGCTAGAGCTTATAGTTGCAGACCTAAGAGAATATCTTACTATCGACTATCTGGAACACGTCAGGCTAGGATGCCCACCAATATGCTACTCTGCTAGTTTCTTAGTTTTTACTGAGAAACCAACGGGGTAGCTACAGGTACGTCCAAAAAGCCTAAAAGTGTTCCTATAGTAGAATCTTCCTAGAGAATAATGGTTCTTATGTAGATACTAACGTAGATACTAATATAAGAACTTACATAGATACTTACTGTATAAGGTAGTAAGTAACTAATAAATACTAAGCTACTACTTGCAGGTTAACTAAGGTTATACTTGATGTAGTAGCTTTTGTTTTTACTAAATAAGAAAGGTGTACTTGATGAAACTTACAGTAAAGCTAGAACTTGTTCATAAATTCCTTGATCTTAAATACTACAAAGTATCATTCAATTGGGGAGATAAGGATACTTGGATTCCTGATAGTATTAAACTAATGAAGAATGGAACTATTGCTTGTCTAGCACCAGCAGATATTCTGTTAAAGATTGCAGATGTGTGCAATACTTCAGAAGTAGATGAGCTTAGACTAATCATCAGGAAAGATGATAACCTTGCACATAACCTGAAGGTACTAACAAAACAAACTGAAGGTAAACTTAACCAGACTGCACAATGGTTGTCAAGTACACCAAAAGAAAAGACTAGACTGATTCAATTCTTCAAAGGTACTCTACCTATTGAGATTCAGTAAATAGAATAAACATTACAAAGCTACTATTGGTTAATTCCTTTAGTAGCTTTTTTATTTAGGAAATAAAATATAGACTTTTGTTTTGTCTATACTTTACTCAGTTACAACTTCTGGTTGAACCTGTGCTTGCTCTTGTTCTAGTTCCTTGGCACGAATCAACGAAGCTACGCCAGTAAACAAATGTGCAAGCAGCATACTAGCACCAAGAGCTTTACCTGTAGATACATCCCGCAGTTCCACTGAACCTTTCATAATATCTTCTGGAGAGATACCGAAGGTAAGAGTCTCGGATACACCAAGAGCAACGTGCGTATCATCAAGTAGTTTAACGTGTGGTTGAAGCAGAACATCTACTTGTGCAGTCATTGTAGATGTGTACTTGATGTTGATATTCATTACCCTACTGTAAGGTTTACCTACAATACTTGAATCGAATTGATTAAGTTCTTTCATTTTATTTCCTTTATATTAAAGAGTAACACCAGATAAACTTGCGATGAATCTGCGAAGAATTGCACGCTCTGAAGCCGTTGGTAATGCGGATGGTATGATGATGGTGGCTCCGATGGTGCCCCGAATTGGCGCGGGCAACTGCGCAGGCCACGCTGTACAGCGCAGCGGGGACGGTGATAGTGATGCTGGCGGTGTAGCTCATAACGTCTGCCCCTGAAGTGACCCGATCCACTTGCGAATGATTGCGCGGTCTGCTGCGGATGGGAGTACGGGGCAGATAACTTGGGCGGTCATTTCGCCAGCAAGCGGATAAGTTACGCCGTCCGTGTATGCCCCGATGCGCAGCGTAGATGGGGGCGGAATTGCGTCACCTGTACGAGCCGCGTCGCTCGCCCCGACCCCGTCCACAGCTTGTCCAACTGTTGTGGCTGTCCACCACCCTTCCCACACACACGGTACGCCAGCGGGCATGGGGCGAGCGACTGCATTTGATACAAGTGTGCCGTTCCCAACCAACATGTTCACAGCGTCGTTTGAAGCTGTCCTGTACGCCCAAATGCCTTTTTGTGCATTGCTGCCCGCACCGGAGCAAACGATGGTCGAGTTGCTGTCGGTTATCGACACCCCAGCACAAACCCACCCTTCATTGCCAGTGGTGATGTTTGTAGTAAGGCCGTCATTGCTTCCGTCAAAACGCATCACGTACCGGCCCTGCGCGTTTGTCTGCACTGTCGGCTTGTTAGCCGTGGTGGCCTGCGTAGCCACGCCAGTACCACCTGTGCGGTCTGTCATGCGCCCGATCACATCCGCAACCTCGTTCACCGGGTCAGTCCCTGCGCTGTCAGTCCACGATCCTGCAAAGTTCGATGGCACGTAAAACAGCGCACCGTTGTTGCGCCTGATGGCGGCGATGGCCTGTTGCAAAAGTGTGGCCTGCGATGCTGACATGAGGCCCAGCCGCCCAATGTGTCCCAAATTTCCGGGTCTAAACATCATAATTAAGCCACCGGAACAATACTGATAAAACCATCAGAAGCATCACGGATATAAGCAATGTGCGTATGTCCTGCTGGTACTCGGAAGTAAAACCGTTCGTCAATAGCTAGAGGATGTGATGTACCAGCAGCAGCAGTAACAGATGAATTACCTGTCATAAAGTAACAGCGAGTATTAGCCATCACGTACATTTCACGAGAAGTACCTAGAGTAGGTAACGCTACTCGTGCTGACGTAGAACCTACAGCTTGACGGGTCATGGTGGCTAGAGCATGTTCGCGTGTACCACCGAGCGTGTCAGCAGTAGGCAGTGGACTAGCAGAAGAACCAGCAACGATTAGATTACCGTTAGCATCACAAGATACCGGGCGTAGTGCGTTGTTATAAACAGCTTGCATTGTCATATATTTCCTTTGTTATTATTGTGCTTTACTTACGCATTATTATCTGCGTTAAGACTAGAATTATCAGTTCCAGCTACTTCGTCAGAAGTCCCATTACCAGAACCTTTGGACATTCCATCCCCTGCTCTTGATGTTTCTGGTGTAAGTTTATCTACCAGTTCTTCTTCCGTCATCTCAACAGGGTCAACACCCATGATAGAACGAATACGGTTGATAGTCTCAACGTCTTTAACCATCATTCCAACTGAACTAATACGCTGAACGTATTTACTCAATGATTCAAGATCGATAGGTTCTAGATTGTCGTAATCAACTGTGCATGCTCGTGCTGCATCCCATCCGTTAAGCTGGTAAGTCTGACGAATCAAATCACGGTTAACTACGTCACGGATTGTCTTGAGCATTGATTCGATGACATTGCCGATTAAGGTAGTCTTAATACTACCCAAAGCAAAACTACCAGTTTTACCTTGCCCCATAATCAATACATCAGCAAATAGTGAAGTAAGGATTAGATTCTTGTAGTATTCTTTTACTTGAACTGTATCAAAGTTCTTTTTACCTTCGTTACGCAGCAACTCAAGTTTAATCAGTGGTTGTTTAGTTTCAGAATCAAACAAAGCAGGTAGAATAATACTTGCTTGCTGGTTATTCTGCAAGTTAACCATGCAGTTCTGGAAGTAAGCATACGCAGCTTTTTGATCTGCTGGAGCATCAGCAGCCATCATTTGCGGTGGCAACGTAAGCACAGGAATACCTTGCAAATCCTTCGCTACACCCGTTGCTTCAATATCTTCAAGTACAGTAAGGTAACGCCAAGCAAGATACGCATCACGCAACGGTGACTTACCGTAAGGATCACCACGGTGTCTACCTACTTTAAAGTGCATGACTTTCTTCATTGGTAGTGGTTG